GTACTGGTGGAGTCAATATGACCCTATTATGAGTTTCCAATCTCTCTCAAGGATTGGTGGTGCGGATGGGATCTTACTCCCGCCTGGTTTCCAATTTCCAGTCAAAGAATTGGTGGCGAGCCTAAAAGACCCTAAAGGAGAGTTGACTAAACTCTCCTTTTTTTGTATAATAGTATGAAAACATCTTGTATATGAAAATAGGATTTAATTGTAGCTCATTTGATTTATTTCATGCTGGGCATGTAACTATGCTTAGAATGGAAAGGGAACTATGTGATTATCTGAAAGTCGCACTTCAAATAGATCCTACGATAGACCGACCCGGAATTAAAAATAAACCAGTGCAGTCTGCTTATGAACGCTATGTACAACTGCAAGGATGTAAATATGTTGATGAAATTTTAGTGTATGAAACTGAAGCAGATTTGTTAAATTTAATTCAGACACAAACATTTCACATTCGTTTCTTAAGTGAAGAATATCGCCATATCGAAGTAACTGGAAAACAGTATTGTATTGATAATGGAATTCAAATTTATTATCATTTGCGAAGGCACCAATATTCTTCAACAGAAATTCGAAATCGTGTTTATCTTTTAGAAAAAGAAAAAAGAGAACAAAAACAAATTATCGAAACTCCTCAACAATATTCTCCAGAATTATTGGAAAAATATTTACTTAAAAATGATCAATTGTGACTATACTAGTTACTTGGCACTTACTACCGCGTAGTTTTTAGAAAATTAGTGTAATCTAAAAGTAGAGTTGACTAAACTCTACTTTTTTTGTATAATAATATTGAGAATACTTTCAATAAATGAAGATTACTATTTTAGGGTCATCGGGACAAATAGGAAAATATCTAACTGAATATTTTCGCAATAAAAATCATCAAGTTCATGAGTTTGATATTTTAAACGGTGAACATCAGGATATGAGAATTATTCCTAATCTGGAGCTTAATAAAGTAATTGAGGATGCAGATTTTGTATTCTTCCTTGCATTTGATGTTGGTGGATCTCGCTACCTTAAAAAATATCAACACACATTTGACTTTATTAATAATAATGCAAGATTGATGGTGAATGTTTTTGAACTACTTGAGAAGTATAAAAAGAAATTCGTGTTTGCTTCATCTCAAATGAGTAATATGAGTTATTCTCCTTATGGTGTAATGAAACGAGTAGGAGAACTTTATACCCAAACCCTTCAAGGTCTTACTGTTCATTTCTGGAATGTTTATGGAATTGAGAGTGATCTAGAAAAGTCTCACGTAATTAGTGATTTTATTAAAAAAGGTTTTGAGACTGGCGTAATTGATATGCTTACTGATGGTCAAGAAGAAAGAGAGTTTTTATATGCTGAAGATTGTTGCGAGGCATTAGAAACAATTATGTTAAACTATAATGAGTTTCGTCCAGAAGATAAACTTCACATTACAAGTTTTAATTCAACTAAGATTATTGATGTTGCTTCAATTATTGTGGGTCAATTTAATTTAATCGGCAAACATGGTGTAAAAGTAGTTCCATCAGAAGAAAAGGATACTGTTCAGTTAGACAAAAGAAATCGACCAGATACATTTATAATTAAATGGTGGCAACCCAAAACTAATATACAAGAGGGAATATCTAAAGTATTCTCTCAATTAAAAAATATGATGTGAAGTTAAAATAATATGACTATTCTAGTAACAGGTGGTGCAGGATTTATTGGTAGTAATTTACTTCATCATTTAGTAAAAACATTTGATGAAGAAGTAATTTGTATCGACAAATTGACTTATGCTGCTGATTGGAACAATATTCCCGATCAAGTAAAGTTTTATACAACTGATATTGTAGATCAATATAATTGTGATTTTATATTTAAAAAACATAGACCAAATGTAGTTTTTCACTTGGCTGCAGAAAGTCATGTGGATAATTCAATAGAAGATTGTTCACCTTTTATTCATACAAACATTTCGGGAACTGTTAATCTATTAAATCTATCTTTGAAGTATGCAGTAGAAAAGTTTATTCATATCTCTACTGATGAAATCTATGGGTCTATAGAAGAGGGAAAATTTACAGAGAACTCTAACTATGCTCCACGCAACCCATACTCTGCTTCTAAGGCAGCATCAGACCACTTTGTAATGGCATATCACAACACGTATGGATTTCCAGCAATAATTACAAACTGCTCTAACAACTACGGACCTAGGCAGTTCGTGGAGAAGATGATTCCTAAAGCAATCACAAATCTCAAGCAAGGTAAGAAAGTTCCTGTTTATGGCGATGGAAAACAAGTTCGTGATTGGCTATACGTTCAAGACCACTGTGAGGCATTGTGTCAGGTCTGGATGAACGGTAGAGTGGGGGAGAAGTATAATATTGGTGGAGAGTGTGAAATTGAGAATATTAACCTAGTCCATATGATTTTAGGTCATATGAATATGGATGAAAGTATGATAAAATATGTAAATGATAGGCCAGGGCACGACCGTAGATACTCTACAGATATTACTAAGATTCGCCAAGAATTAGGATGGTCTCCACGATTTACTATAGAACAAGGATTAGAACACACGATTAACTGGTATGAACGCAATTGGAACTAAACTAAAAGACGCATATTTAATTACTACAAATATTTTTTGTGACAACAGAGGTTCTTTTACAGAGTCTTTCAATCTTCGTGAGATTGAAAAAATCATCGGACCATATAAGTTCGTTCAGGATTGTCATTCAGTATCTGTAAAGAATGTTGTAAGAGGTCTTCATTATCAGATTCAACATCCTCAGGGTAAAATTGTCCGTTGTTTGGTTGGAGAAATTTATGATGTGATTGTTGATCTTCGCAAAAGTTCTCCTACATTCGGACAATGGACTGCTTACAAACTTTCCCCAGGAGAACTTGAATTGTGGGTTCCCCCAGGATTCGCTCACGGATTTAAAGCTCTGACCGAAAGAGTAGAGGTTCTTTATAAGGTTACTGATTATCAATACAAAGAACACGAAAGAACTTTAATGTGGAATGACCCAGACTTGAATATCAACTGGGGAAATTATTTTGACCCTATTATGTCTGAGAAAGATATGAAAGGTCTTTCATTTGAAGAATGTGAGAAGTATGAATAAGATATCAGTCTTTGGTGGAACAGGATTTATTGGTGGGACTTTCTGTAATCTTTATCCAAAAGATGTGGTGTTAGTTCCAAAGGAAAGTAGAAACTTTGAAACTCAACAAGTTCTTTATTTCATTAGCACAACAACAAATCAAAGTGTTTTTAAAGACTTACATATTGATATTGATACTAACTTGAGTTTGTTTGTTGATGTCCTTAAAAATTGTAAGAGTAAAGATATTGTCTTTAATTTTATCAGTTCTGGATTTGTTTATGGTAATGATGTCATAGATGCCAAAGAAACGGACTGTTGCAATCCTACTGGGTTTTATTCCATCACCAAACGATGTGCTGAACAACTGTTAATATCTTTTTGTGAAACTTTTGGAGTTAAGTATAGGATTCTAAGGATTGGGAATGTTTATGGATTAGATAAAACAGTTTCTTTAGGTAAGAATGTTCTTGGATACATGATTAATCTTCTCAAACAAAATAAAGATATTCAACTTTATGATGGTGGTAATTTTTTAAAAGATTATATGTATGTTGAGGATATTTGTAGAGCAATTAAGGTAGTTTTGGATAAAGGTAATGTAAATGAGATTTACAACATTGCCTCTGGCACTTCTTTCACTTTTCGTGAACTTATTGAAACTGCAAAAGAATTAACTGGAAGTCAAAGTAAAATAATTGATGTTGCATTCCCAGACAATCAAAAATTCATTCAAGTTAAAAACATGACTTTGAATAATAAAAAATTAAAAGATTTTAATTTTTCATATGAGATGACTATCGAAAAGGGATTGCAAATATTATCTACTTGATCTATACTATATAAATGAACTTAGAAAATAAACTATGAGTGAGTATAAAAAAACAGCACTTGTTCTTGGTGCTGGTGGATTTATTGGTAGTCATATGGTAAAACGACTGCGATCCGAAGGATACTGGGTTCGTGGTGTTGATCTTAAGTATCCTGAATTTTCTATGAGCCAAGCACATGAATTTGTTCTTGGAGATCTTCGTGATGCTAACTTTGTAGAAAGAGTTCTTCAATATAAAGGTCCTTATCAAAACTTCTATAATTTTGTTCCATCCAGATATATTGATACTTTTGATGAGATCTATCAGTTTGCTGCTGATATGGGTGGTGCAGGATTCGTTTTTACTGGTGTGAATGATGCAGACATCATGCACAACTCTGCAACCATTAATCTGAATGTTCTTGAGGCACAGCGACAACTGAATGACTTTAAAGAAGTCAACAAGACCAAAATCTTTTACTCCAGTTCTGCTTGTATGTATCCAGAACACAATCAATTAGATCCTGATAATCCTGATTGTCGTGAAGAATCCGCATATCCCGCAGCACCCGATAGTGAATATGGATGGGAGAAACTCTTTTCAGAACGATTGTTTTTCGCTTATCATCGTAATTACGGGATCCCTGTTCGGGTTGTTAGGTATCATAATATCTTTGGACCCGAAGGAACCTGGGAAGGTGGAAGAGAAAAATCTCCAGCTGCAATCTGCCGTAAAGTCGCATATCTTCCAGAGGAAGGTGGAACCATCGATGTGTGGGGAGATGGTTTACAAACTCGTTCCTTCTTGTATATTGACGAATGTATCGAAGCAACCCGTAGAATGATGGATTCAGATTTTATTGGACCAATAAATATTGGGTCAGAAGAAATGGTCACTATCAATCAACTTGTAGATACTACTGCTAAAGTTGCTAACAAACAAGTAGAAAAGAATCATATTGAGGGACCTCTCGGTGTTCGTGGGCGTAATTCTAATAATGATTTGATTCGCAAAGAACTTGGTTGGGATTATTCTCAGAGTCTTGAAGAAGGTATTAAAAAAACTTACAATTGGATTAAGGAGCAAATAAATGATTGAAAATTTTTCTTGGTGTGAAAATAAAAGAGATAATTGGAGAGAATATGTTCTTTCCCTTGATGATGATAATGTGAGTGAAATTTTGGGTGCAATTCCATCCGCATGGAATGTTCCTCCAAAGAGTCACAACGAATTTGTATCTTGGTTGATTGAAAAAATTGATCCTCAAGTTACGGTTGAACTTGGAGTTGATTATGGATATTCTTCATTCTTAATGTCTCTAAACAATAAAGGGAAAGTTTATGGTATTGATTGTTTTGATAATACAAAGCATGGTATTAGGATAGATGAAGACTATCAATTTGTGTTGGATGTTAAGAATAAATTAAAGTTAGATAATCTTGAAATTATTAAAGGTTATTTTGATGATGTTGCAAAAGAGTGGGATAAAGAAATAGATCTTTTACATATTGATGGACTTCATGATTATGAAAATTGTAAAAATGATTGTGATACTTGGTCACCATTCCTGAAAGAAAATGGTGTAATTATTTTTCACGATACTATTTCAAATCCTGATGGTGTTGGAGTTTTCTTTTCTCAATTAGAAGTTCCTAAAGTCAATTTTACAAATTCTGCTGGGCTTGGTGTTGCATCAAATAATTCTGATCTTATAGAAGAAATTAAGGAAAAATTTAATATTTGATATCTGACAATTTTGTATGAAAATATTTTTTAATTGTTTAGTTCATACTGATAATAATATAGTGGAGGATATGATTTTTAACATCAAAAAATTTGTTAAAAATCCTGTAATTTGCTTACATGTGAGTAAAGTATTTGAAGATTTTGATCAAGACAGATTTTCAAATATAGAAAATGTTTATATAAATCCAGAAAGATTTTTTACATATAAGGGTGGTAGTTTTATCCACCCTCTTTGCTCAAACTTTAATTATGTTGTTAATGATCTAAAAATTAAATTTGACTATCATATGATTTTTTATTCACAAATGCTTTTTATTAAACGTGGCATTGAAGAATATTTAAAAGATGCTGATGGATTTATTAGTTTGCACGAATTTCATTGGGAATCTACTCCAATCATAGAAAATTCTACATCCAAATTTCCTAAAGGCGTTGTTAAAAATTTAGTTGAAGGTCTAACTTGTAGTAAAAATGTTTCTATGAAAATGTTTGATTTCATCCAAAATGATAATAATTTATATAATAATACTGGTTGGGTTCCTGAAGAAGTTGTAATACCTTCTTGTATTTTAAAATTTGCAAAAAAAATAAAAAATTATCCAACAAACTCTTCTTGCAATAACTATCAAAATTTTGATGAAATTAAAAAATTTTTAGACGGGAATATTAGTTCTCTATGCCATTTATATTTTGGCAATCAATCTAAGGAAGAGATTTACATAATTCACCGAGTGGAGTATAATTACAATAGTCCAATACGAGAGTATGTTAGAAATTTATAATTATTATTTAAAATGATAGGATTTAATTATTTGGGAAAAATGGGTCAACTTGGAAATCAAATGTTCCAATATGCCTCTCTTCGCGGAATTGCTAAAAATAGAGGATATAATTTTTGTATTCCTTATCATAATGAAGTTGTTATTGATAGTTTTGAGAATAAACTTAGAATTGAACTTTTTGATACATTTTTAATGTCAAATGTTACTCAATTAAACATTCAAGTAATAGACCAAGATAGACCAACTATTGTTGAAGATAATTTTAATTTTGACAAAAAACTTTTTGATGATTGTCCAGATTGGGTTAATCTTCAAGGATATTTTCAAACAGAAAAATACTTCAAGCATATTGAAGATGAAATCCGCCAAGATTTTACATTCAAAAACGAAATCTCATTTCTTTGTAAACATAAAATGAGTGAAGTTGATAGACCAATTGCACTTCACGTTCGTCGTGGAGATTTTTTAATTAATTCTGCAAATCACACAAATCTTGGTCTTGATTATTATGATGCCGCTCTACAAAAGTTTGATAATGATAGAATTGTGATTATCTTTTCGGATGATCCTGAATGGTGTAAAGAACAATCTTTATTTGAATCTGACAGGTTTCTTGTATCGGAAGGAAACGATAGTTATACTGATCTTTGTTTAATGAATTTGTGTACTGACTTTATTATTGCAAACTCCACTTTTTCTTGGTGGGGTGCTTGGTTATCTAAAAGTATTAATAAAACGGTTTGTGCTCCTGACCCCCAAAAATGGTTTGGGAAAAATAATGCACATTTAGATACGTCTGATTTAATTCCAAAAGAATGGATAATAATTAAATGATATATCTTAGTGGCTCTAGTGGATTAATTGGTAGTAGATTTTTGGAACTTTGTGATAAAAAAGTTACGACAATTTCTTATCGAGATGAAGTTTCTGATATTTTTGATTGTCATGAAGAATCTTGTTTAATTCATCTTGCCTGGTCTTCTACTACTAGAAATAATTATGATGAATTTCAAAAAGTTATAAAAAATGATGTGTCAAATAGTAAAACTCTATTTGATTACTACGTAAATAAAAATCCAAATGGAAAAATAATTTTTGTTTCATCTGCTGGAGATTTGCATCTTGGGAAGGAAAGAACAGTATTTGAAGAATTTGAGCCCTCTCCACATTCTTTATATGGTGAATGTAAGTTGCATGTTGAAAATATGTTAAAAGAACTTAGTTGCAATACAGTTGTTCTTAGGACATCGAATATTTGGGGAGCAAAGGTAAAAAAAGATAGAGTTAATGGATTAGTTGATAAACTTTTAAACTCTGTGAATACCAATCAAATTGTGGAAATTTTTGCAAATCTCAAAACAAGAATAGATCTAGTTCATATTGATGATTTTGTTAATCTTTTATTCAAGGTAGTATCTACTGATTTAAATAAGCAACATGAATTATTTTTGGTTGGAAGGCAAAGTATAACTATTCTTGATATAATAGATATTGTGTCAAAACGTGGCACATTAAACCTTAAACTGAATCAAAAGGCAGAAAAAACATATTTGCATATTGAAAATTCTAAAGTTAGAAAGTATTTTGATTGGCAACCACAGCATATTTTAAAATGAAAATTGCAGTAACTTTTTGGGGCACACAAAAATATATTGAGTTTCTTCCTAAATGGTATGAAAGACTTGAAACTTATTTTGTACCTGATATTGAGAAAACTTATTTTGTTTTTACTGATGGTGATTTGGAAGGATCACCTGACAATATAGTCAAAATAGAAATACCTCATTATGGATTTCCGACTACCTATCATAAAACTTTTGAAGAAATGTTAAAGTTAAAGAATAAAGTAGTTGGTTATGACTGGTTAATTTCTGTTGATGCAGATCTTTATGCTTGGTGTGATATAAATTACTCTGAATTTTTTGATGATACAAAAAAATATTTTGGAGTTCATCATCCTTGTCACTTTCTTGAATTCCCTCCCCACAATCAATATCCAGGATCTTTCGACGTAAATCCACTGTCCAACTCTTGTATTGATGAAGATATTATGAATATGTCTGTGTACTATCAAGGATGTTTGTGGGGAGGAAAAGTTCCTGCAATATTTGATATGATGGAGCAAATAGATAAATGGACTAAGGATGATCTTGACAAAAGTATTCAAGCGAGATATTATGAAGAGAGTTATATGAATCGTTGGTTTTTATCTCATAAAGATGAAGTACATACTTTGTCCCCTTCTTTTGCATATCCTCAGTTATTTGAGCAGTATTGTAATTTTGAGAAAAAAATGGTTCATCTTGCTAAGGACAATAAATCACTAGACAATAATCAATGGTAATATGAGAGTTAATATTTATTATCACATTTGGTCTCCTGCGGATACTGACTTGTGGAAAATTTTAATTGATGAGCAAATAAAAAGACTTTATAGAAGTGGGTTAACTGATATTGCAACCATAAAATGTGCTATCAATGGACCACAAGCTTCTAGGATTAAACAATTTGTTTCTTTGTATGACTGGATTGATATCATTGATTGTAGGGACAATGATGATGAGTATGAAGGATTTACACTTAAGCATCTTTATGAAGATTGTGTAAATGATCGGGCCCATAAGGTAATGTACTTTCACACTAAAGGTATTAGTCATATGTGTGGTGTGCGAGATCATTACTCTGATCGTAAAGTGAGGGCAATAAATAGTTGGAGACACCTCATGGAGTGGGGTTGTATTGACAAATGGAAAGAAAATCTAGATAAACTAGATCACTATCAAGTATCTGGAGTTAATTATTGCCTAGATCCATGGCCACATATGAGTGGCAATTTTTGGTGGGCAAGAGCAGATTATATTTCAACCCTTCAACATCCAACTAAACAGGCATTTCAAAGAGAATCGCAAGACTTTGGGCCTATTGAAAGAATGAATTTTGAAAAATGGATAGGTATGAAAGACCCATCTGTTTTTAGTTTTTATAATCCACCTTTTAGTTACGACTTCAAAGATATGATACCTGATGTACAACCTACTCCACCAGGAGAACCTCACTGGTTTTGGTTATATCGCGACGACATTCATCCACATTATTTGAAAGATTCATGAGTACAAAATTTGGTTGTTTTCATACCGTCTATGAAAATAAGAGAGCTACAGAATTTATTCTTCAAGAATTTAGAAAATTTCATCCGAATGAACCATATACTATTTGTTGTGATGGTGGAGTAGATTATTCTGATCTTGCTGAAAAATATAATTGTAATTACGTTCATTCTTATATGAGAATTGGACGTAGAAATTCTGGACACCCATCAGGAGTTTATGGATTTACTAAAGATGAGAGTCTTCATTGGATTCATATGTTTAGAGAAGCAGCAAGATATGTGAAATCTCAGGGAGGAAGTCATATGATTATGATGGAAGATGATGTTTTAACTCAAAAAGAGGTTAAGATTGATCCTACTTGGGAATGTGCAGGATTTGATGTTCCAGGAAATAAAATAGAACCAAGTCTACTTCAGTATATTAAAGCAAAATACAATGCCAATCCTAACGTGGACTGGTATGGTGCTGGTGGTGGTAGTATATACAATATCAATACATTTCTTGATAATTATCATACAATTTATGATTTTATTGATTATGATTTTGATTATATTTTAAAATTTCTTGATTATAGATTTGGTTGGTTAGACTTGTATATGCAAATTGTATATTTTATTTTGGGTAAAGAATATTCAATTAATACCAATTTAACAGAAGTTTGGAAAACTCCAAATTTTCGTAATACTGACTTTGCACTTGTTCATGCGTATAAGGAGCTTTACTGATGAAATTAGCGTTGATTGGCCCTGGGATTATGCCTATTCCTCCTGATGGTTGGGGTGCTGTCGAAAGTTTAATTTGGGACTATGCACTAGAACTTGATGAGTTGGGTCATGAAGGTACTATTATTAATACTCCTAATTGGGATGAAATTATTAAATATTTGAATGAAGATAATTATGAATTCGCTCATCTTCATTATGATGTATTCCATCCAATTATGGATATGATATCCGAAGAAACTAATATTTCAAAATTAGCTATTAGTAGTCATTATCCATATATTGATCAACCACATATGCACCGCCGCGATGGTTATGATCGCACTTTTGATTGGATTATTAATAATAAAAAATATTATATCTTCTGCATCTCCAAAAAAGATTTTAATACATTTAAAAACGCAGGTGCTGATGAAAGTAGATTACTTCTTTCTGAAAATGGTGCAAATCATAAGAGATTTACTTATCGAACCGATGCAGTAAAACCAGATCGTTCTCTGTATTTGGGTCAAATTTATCATAGAAAAAAACAATGGTTGTATCAATCAATTGATTCGATTGATTATGTCGGGCAAAATACTGGTGCCACCGCATTTGACCCAAGTATTAATTATCTTGGAGAATGGAGTGACGAATATAAGAGAGAACATTTTACTGATTATGGTAATCTCGTTCTTCTTTCTGATGGAGAAAATGGAACGCCTTTGGTTGTGAAAGAAGCAATGGTAAATGGACTAGGTGTGGTAATTTCAAAATATGCTGCACATGATCTCCCAGAAGGGTTACCATTTGTAACAGTAATTCCTGATGATAAACTTGAAGATATTTCTTATGTTGAGGAAAAGATTAAAGAAAATCGTGAGATATCTGTGAGTATGAGAGATGAAATTCGTGAATTTGCAATTGATAATTTTTCTTGGGAAAGTCTTGTAAAATTATATGCTGAAAATATTGAAAAATTAGAAGCAAATGCGAATTAGTATTATTGGACCAGCACTTCCTATTCCTCCAATTGGGTGGGGTGCTGTTGAAAGTTTAATTTGGGATATGAAAATGACCTTAGAAGAAATGGGTCATGAAGTTCAAATTATTAATATTGGTGATCCCTATCAAATTATCAATATGATTAACCAATTTCGTCCTGATTTTGTTCATATTAATTATGATGATTGGGTTCCAATCTATGAATTTATTCAGTATCCTTGTGCAGTCACTACGCACTTTGCTTATATTGAACGACCCGAATTAATGGGTGGTTATAAGGAAAGAGTATTTGATCATTTCTCTAGAATTAAACCAAATGTCTTTGGGTTGTCTGTAGGAATTAATAAAATTTATAAAGACCTTGCTGATATTCCAGATGAAAGACTCTATTTAAATCCAAATGGAGTTAACTGTAAATTATTTGAAATAACCGATAAACCAACTTATCCTGATAGATCAATCTATCTTGCAAAAATAGATTATAGAAAACGTCAATTTCTTTTTCAGGATATTGAATCTGTTTGGTATGCTGGAAATATTGCTGACGCTAGATTTGATGTTAAAAAAAATTATCTTGGCGAATGGTCTAAAGATGATGTTCATAAAAAATTAACTCAATATGCAAATCTTATCTTACTTTCTGATGGTGAGGCACATCCATTAGTTTGTCTTGAAGCATTTTCTGCGGGCCTTGGTGTTGTTGTAAGTGAATGGGCAACTGCTAATTTGGATTTAAATAATAAATTTATTAGTGTTATACCTGAAGAAAAAATTAATGATATAAAATTTGTAGAAAATGTTATATCTGAAAATAGAAAATATTCCATAAACAATCGTCAAGAAATTATTAACTATGCAAAAGAGTTTGAATGGTGTAGAATGTTAGAAAATTACTATCTGCCAAATATTCAGCAAGTTATCGATGGATAAAAATAAATCAGTATATAAACTTAAAAACTTTGGTCCAATATATTATCTCAATCTGGACGGACAACCAGAAAGAAAACAATATATGGAGGATCAATTTAAGTATTGGGAACTTGAAAATTATACACGTATCTCTGCATATGATGGTCGTGAAGATGATCTAAGTGGTATTATCAAAGGTAAGTATCCTGATATGATGAGCTCTGGTGAAATTGGTTGTGTAACATCTCATCTTAAGGCAATCAAATACTGGTATGAGACTTCTGATAGTCCTTATGCAATTATTATGGAAGATGATTGCAATATTGATATTGCAAGATATTGGAATTTTGCTTGGCAGGATTTTATTGCAAGAGCTCCTTATGCTTGGGATGTAATTCAACTTGCAATCATTTGTACTGGAGATATTCATGTTCCAGTTCATACAAGATTTGTAAATGATTTTTCAACTGCTTGTTATGTAATTACTAGGCATCATGCAGAAAAACTTATTAGGAATCATATTCGTGGAGATAAGTATAAACTGGATAATGGAGTTAAACCAAGACCAGTTGCTGATGATTTGATTTACAATTCAGGAGTAACTTATGCAACTCCGTTATTCCTTTATAAGATTGAACTTGGTTCTTCAATTCATCCTGAACATATAGATGTTTTTCATAAAAATAGTCACGATGCAATACTTGGGTTCTGGTCTCAAAAAGGTTCTGAATTGACAATAGATCAAATTACAGAGTATAATCCATACCTTGGTAGAGTATCGGAATCATCTTCTCAACAAAGCACTTGACAAGACTGAAGTTACCGACTATACTAAATACGTTGTTGAGAATTAGTTATAATTCTTAACACTTGTCGTTTAACAAAAAAACACATTTATGAATTTTCTCAAACAACTGATGCTCGTGCCTGTTGCACTGGGTCTTGTTGCTCCTGCGGTGAATGCTGCAGAACTCAATATTGAGGATGTCAACAAGTATGCCTCTGCTGCCCAGGTTACTAGCATTACACAATTTACTGATGTTCAACCTTCTGATTGGGCATATCAGGCACTCAGCAATCTTGTAGAGCGTTATGGTTGCGTTGCTGGTTATCCTAATGGCACTTTTGTTGGTGGCCAGGCAATGACCCGTTATGAAGCAGCTGCTCTTCTGAATGCTTGCTTGGATCGTGTAACTGAAACTACAGATGAACTTCGGAAACTGCTGGACGAATTCAAGAGTGAACTTGCCGTACTCAAGGGTCGTGTTGATGGTCTGGAAAATCGTGTTGGAAACTTGGAAGCAACACAATTCTCCACCACAACTAAACTCAAGGGTGAGGTAAACTTTGTTCTTGGTGGAGTTCCTGGTCTTGAAACTAACAAAGGTGTCGATGTGGGTAATACTGCATTTAATTATGATGTTCGTCTGAACTTTGATACCTCGTTCACTGGTAAGGACCTGCTCCGCACTCGTCTGCGTTCCGGTAACTTCAGTAGCGATCCTTTTGGTTCCAGTTCTTCTCTGTTCAAACTTGATAAGGCAGAATCCCTTGCTGATCAGGTTACAATTGACCGTCTTTACTATCAGTTCCCAGTTAGTAAGAGTGTAACTCTGACTGCTGGTCCTCTGGTTCGTAACACGGAAATGGCTTGGGTTCCTTCTGCTTATAAGTCGGAAATCCTGGACTTCTTCCAACTTGGCGGTGCCTCTGGTGTTTATAACAAGGCAACTGGTGCTGGTGTTGGTGCTCAGTGGAAGCAACCCACCAAGAAAGGTCAAGGTGGATTTGTTGCTGGTCTGAATTATGTTTCCCAAGATGGTGACAGTTCTCAGACAGGTGCATTCAACTCTGATTCTGGAATCAACCTCCTTGCTCAGGTTGGCTATCGTGCTCCTCAGTGGGGTGCTGCTGTTGCTTACCGTTATGGTACTGAAGGCAGTCGTGTTCGTACCTTTAATGCCCTTGGAGGCGGTTCTGGTGCCCTTGCTGCTGGTCAGGAAAGCAATAGCGTTGCTCTGAATGCTTACTGGCAACCTTCTGAGAGTGGGTTTGTTCCTTCTATCTCAGCTGGTTATGGTTACAATGGTGTAAGTGGTGACGGTTCTAAGACTGGTGCTACCGATTCTGATTCTTGGTTCGTTGGACTTCAGTGGTCTGATGTATTTGCTCAAGGTAATACCGCTGGTGTTGCCGTTGGTCAACCTGGTAATTCTGAATTCATTGGTGATGATGCCACGATGCTTGAAATCTTCTATAAGTATCGTGTATCTGATAACATCAGCATCACTCCTGCTCTCTTCTATGTGAGCAACGACCAAAGGTTCCGAGGTGAATCTTCCTGGGGTGGAGTGGTTCAGACCAAGTTCACCTTCTGATAAATTACTCATAATCTGAGTGAAAGCACCCATTCTTTGGGTGCTTTTTTATGTTATGAACTTCTTAACCAAATCTTAGTGGACTTATTTTTCATCTTCTCTTATGATTTCTAAGAAGTCTATTTCACTTCTAAACAAATTTTTATGAAACTTAAAAACCTTATTGCTGCTGGTCTAGTTGCTGCTCCTGTTGCGGCAATTGCCGGACCCCCTATTAATGGTGCTGGTGCAACCTTTCCTGCACCTCTCTATCAGCGTTGGTTCCAAGATTATGCACAATCATCTGGAAATCGTGTAAACTACCAGTCGGTTGGTTCTGGTGCTGGTGTCCGTCAATTCGTTGCGGGTACAGTTGACTTCGGAGCAACTGACGAACCTATCTCGTCAAAAGAGGCATCTAAAGTGAAGCGTGGTGTCGTTCAAATCCCTATGGTGGGTGGAACGATTGCGATTGCCTATAACAAAGCAGGATGCTCTCTGAAACTCACTCAGAAGCAAACTGTGGATATTTTCTCAGGTCGTATCCGTGATTGGAAGCAAGTTGGATGTGCTGCAGGTCCTATGACTGTTGTTCATCGTTCTGATGGTTCTGGAACTACTTTTGCATTCACTAACTCTCTGGATGCTTTTGGTGGTTGGAAACCTGGTGTAGGTAAGTCCGTCAATTGGCCCGTTGGTCTTGGTGGTAAAGGAAACGAAGGTGTCTCTGGAACAATTCGCCAAACTGCTGGTTCAATTGGTTATGTAAATACTGGATTTGTGAAGTCGAACAAACTGCAAGTTGCTGCTCTTCAAAATAAGGCAGGGCAGTTTGTTCTTCCTACTGCTAAGTCTGGTGCTATTGCTCTTAACTCCATTAAACTGGATGCAAATCTTGCTGGTGAAAATCCCAATCCTTCTGCCTCTGGTGCATATCCTATCTCCACTCTGACTTGGGTTCTTGCCTATAAGACTGGTAATAGTGCTAGGAAAGCAGGTGATATTCAACAGGCACTCAACTATGCTCTGAGTGCAAAGGCACAAATGATTGCTGATGATTTGGGTTATGTTCCTCTTGCAGGTAGCATTCTTAATAAATCACGACTTGCCGTGAAGCGTATCGGTCAGTAAATTCTTACATAAGGGGCTTGACGCCCCTTTATTTTTCCTATATAATATTGTTACAGTTCTTAATAAAACTAAAATGACCGTTACAACAAATGAGCGTGGGCAGCAGAATATGTTTGCCAAAGAACCTCAGATGTATATCTCTCAGACTGATGCTGAGCGTTATGCACTTGAGACTTATGCTGAAAGAGCAGAGCGACTGAATGGCCGTACTGCGATGCTGGGATTCGTTGCAGCAATTATTTCTTATGCACTCACAGGCCACCTCTTCTTTGGTGTGATCTAATGAGCGAACTCATTTTTACTGTAACTAGTATTTCTTTTTTCGTGCTTCTTGCACATTCTGTCAATCAACTTTCTGAAACTTATTGAGGAAAAAAACAATGTTTAACGAAAAGGCTGAGCGTATTAATGGTTGGTTTGCGATGATTGGTGTCGTCGCTGCTATGGGTGCTTATGCACTGACTGGACAAATTATTCCTGGCGTATTCTGATGGAGGGTATTATGCGTAGAGAAGGTTATCAAATTCCTCAAGTAGAATTTATTTTCCGTGAGGCAGGTGAATTCGTAACTCGTACTTCTGCCGAACTCTTTAACAACAAGCGTGTAGTAATTTTCTCACTTCCCGGTGCGTTTACTCCCACTTGTAGTGCATATCAACTTCCAGGATTTGAGGAGAACTATGGAACATTCAGGGACCTTGGCATCGATGCTATTTACTGCATTTCTGTTAATGACGCTTTTACGATGAATGCTTGGGCACAAGATCAAAACATTCAAAACGTACAACTAATTCCTGATGGCAACGCTTACTTCACTCGTTCTATGGGTCAACTCGTTGCCAAGACCAATCTTGGTTTTGGTGAGCGTTCTTGGAGATATGCTGCTGTGGTAGATAATGGGATTATTGAGAAACTCTTTGAGGAAACAGGAAGGCAAGATAATGCTCCGACTGATCCTTATGAGGAATCAACACCAGAAGCAGTTCTAGAATATGTAAAATCAACTGTGAGGGAAACCACACCAGTTTGATATAATAAGCAATAATACTTAAACTCTGTTTCTAAATAAAGAATCAGAGTTTTTTAGTATAATGCCAAGGGGACAATTAACAAAAGATGAGATGAAATGTCAAGTCTTAAAGTTAAAGCAGAAACTACAAAACGAACATATTGGTTATACCTCAGATCCCAAATCGCTTGCAGATCAGTACCTGAATATGGTACTCGATAAGATTAATGAGTATGCTCGTTAATAAATAAGATAATCTTGGAGGAGTATAAGTATGCAAATTGATCTTCACAATTTCTTTTTACATTACGATCCTAAGAATCCAAATCACGTTGCATCAGTAGAGCAACTTGAAAAAGATTTACTTGCAAAAGTACCCGAGTTAATGGATGACTCCAGTACTTGGGTTAGTATCTACAGAACCAAACAAGAACCCCCAGCCCAACCAGGAATTCTGAACGTTCCTTATTTTCCTCAGGTAGATAACTATACTCAACCAGATAGAACTTGCAATTCTTCTTCTTGTGCAATGTGTCTTGAGTACTTCAAACCAGGAACACTTCCAGGAGCAAAGGGCGACGATGCCTATCTTAAGAAAGTTCTCGCAACAGGAGATACGACTGATCACTCAGTTCAGACAAAAGTTCTTGTTGATTATGGAATTAAGTCTGAGTTTAAGTATAATCTTGGTTTCGCTGATCTTGATCGTGAGCTTGCCGCTGGGAGACCCGTTGTTATCGGGATTCTTCATCGCGGTACTTTATCTGCTCCTACTGGCGGTCACATGTGTGTAGTAATTGGTAAAAAAGGAACAGATTATATTATTAATGACCCCTATGGATCTTTGAACGATGGATATACAGGTGCAGTAACTAACGGTAAAGGTGCGGTTTATAAGCGTTCCGATCTTCAGTATCGTTGGTTAGAAAATAATAAGGATAAGACTGGTTGGGGTAGAATTTTTTACGCAAAAAAGTAGAAATGACATCACAAATTCCTCAAAGTGGTGTCTTTCTAATTAAAGAATTTGAAGGATGTCATTTACACTCATATCCAGATCCACTAACTGGAAAACTTCCAATCACAGTAGGATGGGGAAGTACGAAGGATTTTGATGGATCTGCTTTTAAGATGGGAAAAATAATCACTCAAGAATATGCAAATAGGTTATTGCTATTTGATCTTGAAAATCGGTTTCTTCCTTCACTTCGAAAAATCCCTTATTGGAACGAAATGAATGAGAATCAACAAGGAGCACTTCTTTCTTTTGCTTATAATCTTGGGGCTGATTTTTATGGGAATCCCAATTTTAATACCATAACAAAAGTCCTTAGAAATAAAGAATGGTCTAAAGTTCCGGGGGCATTAGAACTTTATCGTAATCCTGGAACTAAAGTAGAAAAAGGGTTATTGAGAAGAAGAGTTGCTGAAGGTACTTTATGGAGTCGTAAATAACTTCCTACCTCTTTTCCAAGTTCTACGAATAGCAGCACGAACTTCTGGTGGTTGAGGTTTAGGTTGAGTCCTTCGGTTTTCCATAAAGAGACCATCATTTATTAGAAGTCTCAGAAGAATGAGAATGGGAAGAAGTTTCTTTCTCATTACACATAAGGTTTTGCGATTCCTTCATTCAACATTCTTTCATTAACTGTGACAGGATCGCCAACAAGATAAAGAGTTCCAAGTATTCTTCCATACTTGTCCTCTTTTGTCGTTTCAATAATCCACTCTCCCTCACGGGAGAGTTCTTTTTCTAGCCATGCTTTTGCTGCTAGACCTTCTGCTTTTTCTGCTAGATCTTTTGTTCTAGTTTCAGCAGCATCAATATCCTTTAATCTGACTTTATATGATACAGTAATCCAAAATCCTAAATCAATATCAAGATCAACTGTGTCGCCATCAATGACTCTGTTGATCTTCTTGATTTTGTACTGATACATCTTTCATCTCCAGATATGCTACTCTTAATATGTAGTAAATTATCCAAGCAGTAAATATCAATCCACTACCAAGTATAATTACTACTCCCCAAGGAAAATCGTGAATCATTTTTTATATTTTAATGTGTCTGCAATACCCAAAATTGAACCTGATATTGAATAGAGTTCTTGAATATATGTAGTCTTATCAAATCCTTCAAGAGACATATATTCTCCAAATGTTTTTTCAATATTTACTGAGGAATATAATAGGTATTTTAGTTTTTCTTCTTCCTTTGAGGTGATTGCATCTCCAACAACATCAGAAAAAGTTTCTGCAATATATCCCATTCTCGCACAAGTTTGATGAGGATATTCTCCCTTATCTAAAGAGATTGCTATGTCTTCAACAACGCTTCCAATTTCATATAACCATTCTGATATTTCTTTTCTTCTCTCTGAGTTAAAGAATTTATCTTTAAGATCTTTCAGAGAGTTTCCAATAGAAATTAAAATACTAATGCCTTCCAAGATCTCAATCATCTTCCTTCAGTCTTATGAATCCAAGTTTTTAATTCGTGCAAGTATTGTCTTAACATATCTGCTTTTTCAAGATGCCAAATATCACCACTCTTAAAATACTCGTGAGTGTGATTGTCTATTGCTTTTAGGATATTATGTATCGGTGCGTTCCAAGGCTCACGATTTGGAGTATTCCATTCTCGTGGCATACATCCTCACTTTTTCTTACCACCATTTTTGGCTTTCTTTGCAGTCGCATTACCAGAATTTTGTTTCGACTGCTTCCCGCCAGCAGATCCCTTCTTACCCTTGTTTGCTGACTTAGACATCTGAGGTTTTTGTGATACCGAAATATTTATGATATAATAAATATTATCATAGGAAATGCTAATAGTTTATAAGTGGAATTTAAGAAACCTATAGACATAGAAGATAGTTTAAATCTTTCTGATTTTTTTTCTTTGGTTAATTCTGAGAAAAAAAGACAGAAGGATGAATTTACTTCTATTGTTGGAGATTTGAATTTAAGTAATGTATTTGAAGAAGTAACGACACTAAAGAAAAAAAATAAGATTCAAAAAAAGAAAGAGCAAAAAACTTTAGAATCATTTGAGAATTGGTTGTATTCTGATAAAGTAAAAGAAAAACCAATAGAAGAAGTACAAGAAATTGTAGAAGAAGTTATTGAAGAAGTTCAGGAAATTGTAGATAATATAGTAGAAGAATCTTCAGAAAAACCTAAAGAACTTACACTTATAGAAAAATCTTTAGGTCTTCTTGCAGAACCATCGGATGCTAAAGTTCAACAAGATCCATTAGCTCCTTTAGATCAGAAGTTTGCAACAATTGAAGATTTACAGAAACATTACAATCTGTTTCTCAATAGAATACAGCAACAACTTTCCACATTAGGTGGAGGTGGTGAGACAAATCTGGCATATATGGATATGCCTCTTACATATATCACCACTTCATCGTATACAATAACTCCACAAGATTATTATATTGGTGTTAATTATGCAGGAGCAGTTACAATCACTCTTCCAACACCAAGGAAGGATGGAAAGACCTACATAGTAAAAGATGAACTTGGAGAAGCATCCAGAGGAGTTAATAGATATATCACAATTCTCCCATCTGGTTCTGATACTATTGATGGTAGAGACAGAGCAATTATTGCTTATGATTATGGGTCACTTACTTTTGTTTATAGAAATGGTTGGAGGGTAGTCTAATGTCACACTTATATGATCCGTGGAAACCCGGAGATGACGCTTTTGGAAGATTAAGGGTATCAGAACCATTTACTCTTGGAGATTATAAGCACCTTTATTCTATTGACCCAGACTTTATAGATGTAAAGGTAGGTACTGGCGCAACTGTAACTTTTGATGTAAATCAAGCTGCAGCAATTTTAAGTTCTGGTATCAGTACTGATGGATATACTATTCACCAGACAAAGAGATATCATCATTATATGCCTGGTAAATCTCAATTGATTTTCTCAACATTTAATTTTGGTACGGCACAGCAAAATGTCTATAAGAGAACTGGATACTTTGATGATAGGGATGGAATTTTCTTTGAGCAAGCACCAGATGGAACTTTAAGTTTCGTAATTAGGTCTTATGTAACTGGAATTGCTTCAGATAGAAGAGTTACTCAGTCTCAATGGAACAAAGATAGATTAACAGGACAAGACCCTTCTGGATTTACATTAGATATTACCAAAACTCAATTGTTCTTTACTGACTTTGAATGGTTAGGTGTTGGTAGAGTTCGTTGCGGATTTTCAATCGATGGTAAGAATGTTGTTTGTCACGAATTTTATAATTCAAATCATATCCCAACAGTTTATATGTCTAATCCAAATCTTCCAGTAAGATGTGAGGTTAGAAATGTAGGAACACAAGTAGGTGCTGGAGGTTCTTTTATTCAAATTTGTTCTAGTGTAATGAGTGAAGGTGGATATACAGAGGCAGGAAGAGAATTTTCACATACAACAAATCTTAGAACTGTTGGTGTAGGCACTACAGTTCCAATTATTGCAATTAGACTTAAGAATTCATTTAAGGGATATCCAAATAGAGCAACAGTAAAACTTGAAGATGTCTCTGTGTTTAGTAGTGGGGCAAATGTAAAATATGAAGTTGTAAAATTACGAAGTTCAACTGGAATTAATACGACAGGAACTTGGGTTTCTGAAAATACAGAATCTGTTGTTGAATTTAATGAAAGTGCTACTGGAATTAGCACCACATATTTTGAAGATTTTATGGGTGGTTATGCTGCAGGAGACAGTCAAAATGTAACAAAACCATCAGCAACAACTACTGTTGCCCAATCAGGCCCAACATCTAAAAAGAATTATCTAACACAAAATTTTGATTCGACAGACTCAGAAATCTTTTCAGTTCGTGTAAGTAATATTGGAACAGATCCTAGTAATGTTGGAGTATCTATGAGATGGAGAGAGATTTACTAAAAGGTTCTTATTTATCTTGTGCCACCTAGGTAATTGGACCTATTGACAGCATTTCCTGACAGTGCTATTATATATACATACACGGGGTTAAGGAATGTAACAATTTCTTACCTACGGAATCTTCTCCAACCGGGATCACGAGAAGTAAAGCATCCCTCATACCCACGATGGAGGGTGTCGTGGGAATACTTGTAACCATTCAGTCCCCCTGAATCATACTTACCCTTTTAAAACAAATGACTGCTACAATTGCTCAACAACGTTCCACAAATACCTGGAACCAATTCTGTGAGTGGGTTACTTCCACTAACAATCGTCTGTATGTTGGTTGGTTCGGAGTCCTGATGATTCCTTGCCTGCTTGCTGCTACGACTTGCTTCATTATCGCTTTCGTTGGTGCTCCCCCAGTGGACATCGACGGCATTCGTGAACCAGTTGCTGGTTCTCTAATGTACGGAAACAACATCATCTCTGGTGCCGTTGTTCCTTCTTCTAATGCTATCGGACTTCACTTCTATCCTATCTGGGAAGCTGCTTCTCTTGATGAATGGCTTTATAACGGTGGACCTTTCCAACTCGTTGTATTTCACTTCCTCATCGGCATCTATGCTTATATGGGACGTGAATGGGAACTCTCTTACCGTCTAGGTATGCGTCCTTGGATCTGTGTTGCTTACAGCGCACCTGTTGCTGCTGCTTCTGCCGTATTCCTGGTTTATCCTTTCGGTCAAGGTTCTTTCTCTGATGCGATGCCTCTTGGTATCTCTGGTACGTTTAACTATATGCTTGTCTTCCAAGCAGAACACAATATCCTGATGCACCCCTTCCACATGCTTGGAGTTGCTGGTGTGTTCGGTGGTTCACTCTTCAGTGCTATGCACGGTTCACTGGTGACTTCTTCACTGGTTCGTGAAACTACTGAGAATGAGTCACAGAACTACGGATATAAGTTCGGTCAAGAAGAAGAGACCTACAACATCGTTGCTGCTCACGGGTATTTTGGACGCCTTATTTTTCAATATGCTTCCTTTAATAACTCCCGTTCACTGCACTTCTTCCTGGCTGCCTGGCCTGTTGTAGGCATCTGGTTCACTGCTCTTGGTGTTTCTACGATGGCATTTAACCTCAATCGTCGGGGTCCCGTCCTAGCAATTTGACGGTAAACATTGGGTGAATTGCTGGAAGCCCTCCATATTGGGTAATCAGCAGCCAAGTCCAAGACGCTTCTTGGAAAGGTTCAGAGACTAGGTGGTTTCTCAAGCGTGAGATGTAATACACCAATAGCGCCCAACATCCTAAATGGATGAAGATATAGTCCACTCCATAAGAATGGTAAACTTATGGGTTCAGTGCAACGGTTTCAACTTCAACCAGTCTATCGTTGATAGTCAAGGTAAAGTTATTAACACTTGGGCAGATGTCCTAAATCGTGCAGGACTTGGAATGGAAGTCATGCATGAACGCAACGCTCGATTTGTGGGCGCTCTTATCTGAAAAGGTAAGATAAACTTCGGATGAATTGCTGGAAACCCTAACGGGCAATCAGCAGCCAAGCCAATCACGAACTTGATTGGAAGGTTCAGAGACTAGGTGGTTTCTCAAGCGTGAGATGTAATACACCAATAGCGTCCGACACCTAACCTCATAAAGAGTATGGTGAAGATATAGTCCAAACTGTAAGCACAACTTCCCACTTGACCTTGCAGCAGCAGAAGCAACACCAGTTGCTCTCACTGCTCCTTCAATCGGTTGATAAAATTAGAGACCCTTTACGGGTCTCTTTTTTTGTGTTATAATGGAGTTTAATATTTTATAAATAGTTAAAAGTTTAAATACCATAATGAGAACCACGAAGATTTGTAGAAGTTGCAACAAAGAACTTTCTGTCTCTGATTTTAGAGAAGGTCGTAGAAGGTGTATAAGATGTGAAGAAAAAACTTATGCAGAAAACTGGGCGAGTAAAACTCATATCGTCTGCAACAAGTGTGGTGTAGAAAAACTTATTTCAGAATATTATAAAGGTCATAAGAGGTGTAAAGAGTGTTATAGTAAAGACTATAAAGATAAGAGACCTTCTTATGACGATAAGAAAGACTATATGTTGAAATATACTTATGGTGAAGATTTTGGATTAGAGCAATATAAAAACCTTCTACAAGAACAAAATGAAGTTTGTGTTATTTGTTTTAATCCAAATACAAATGGTAGAAAGGATAGTAATAACCTTTATGTGGACCACGACCATAAGACAGGAAAGGTTCGTGGATTGCTTTGTAGCAACTGCAACAGAATGCTAGGATTGGTTGGAGACAACTTAGATACATTAAGCAACGCAGTTAGATACCTACAAAAGCATAAGCACTAATACTCATTGACTTCTTTGTTAAGAACTGTTAACATAAATATGATAAATCAATGAGGAGGCTATGGTTTCATCTACACTTTCAAAACCTATTCAACAAAGGGGGTGGTTTGATGTCTTGGACGACTGGCTTAAGAGAGATCGTTTCGTTTTTGTTGGCTGGTCTGGACTTCTTCTTTTTCCCACTGCTTATCTTGCTCTTGGTGGTTGGCTTACTGGGACAACTTTCGTTACGAGTTGGTACACTCACGGGTTGGCAAGTTCCTATCTGGAGGGTGCAAACTTTCTTACTGTGGCAGTTTCTACTCCAGCAGATTCTATGGGTCATTCTCTTATGCTTCTCTGGGGTCCTGAGGCTCAAGGGGATTTCGTCAGGTGGTGCCAACTTGGGGGACTCTGGCCTTTTGTGGCGCTCCACGGGGCTTTCGCTCTAATCGGTTTTATGCTTCGTCAGTTTGAGATTGCTCGTTTAGTAGGGATTAGACCCTACAACGCAATCGCATTCTCTGGTCCTATTGCAGTATTCGTTTCTGTATTCCTGATGTATCCACTGGGTCAATCCAGTTGGTTCTTTGCTCCCTCTTTTGGAGTGGCAGCAATCTTCAGGTTCCTTCTGTTCCTTCAGGGTTTCCACAACTGGACCCTCAACCCCTTCCATATGATGGGAGTTGCTGGTATACTGGGTGGAGCACTGCTCTGTGCCATTCACGGAGCAACTGTAGAAAACACTCTATTTGAAGACAGTGAACAAGCAAACACATTCAAGGCATTTGAACCAACACAAGAGGAAGAGACCTATTCAATGGTTACTGCTAACAGATTCTGGTCTCAGATTTTCGGTATTGCCTTTAGTAACAAGCGTTGGTTGCACTTTTTTATGCTTTTCGTTCCAGTTATGGGTCTCTGGACTTCTTCTATCGGCATCATCGGTCTTGCTCTTAACCTCCGTGCTTACGACTTTGTATCTCAGGAAATTAGAGCAGCAGAAGATCCAGAATTTGAGACATTTTACACAAAAAATATACTTCTTAATGAGGGATTAAGGGCATGGATGGCTCCAGTTGATCAACCTGGGGAACGATTTGTCTTTCCAGATGAAGTTCTCCCTCGTGGGAACGCCTTGTGATAAAAATATAATACCCTGCGGAAACGCAAAGACCCTTCGGGGTCTTTTTATTGACTTATGACCCCAACTATGATATTATATAAATAATAATAGAGTGTTAAATGAATATGGGATTAAATAAAAAATCAATTCCTTGCGGAGGATTAGTTGGAAAAACTTTTGGGAGACTGACTGTTTTAAGAGAATATAGTAATAAAAAATATATTCTATGCGAGTGCTCTTGTTCTTGCGGTGGAAATACAACTTCAACAAGAAGAGAGGGATTGTTAAATGGTAGAACTCAATCTTGTGGATGTATTCGTAAAGAAATAGTAAACGCCAAAAATCGTGAAAGATTTGACCCCAACGCAGTATCAAAATCAGTTGAATATAGAATTTTGACCAGAGCAAAAAGTAGAGCAAAGCAAAATAATATTCCATTCAATCTGGAACTTATTGATATAGTCATTCCCGAAACTTGCCCTTTACTTGGTATTCCTATTGAGATACAACCTAAAAAAGGTTATCATCCAAATAGTCCTTCATTAGATAAAATCATTCCAGAAAAAGGATACATAAAAGGTAATGTGTGGGTCATAAGCAATAGAGCCAACACACTCAAAAACGACGCTTCCCTACAAGAACTCCAAACACTCGTAGAAAATCTCAAATGCTCACATTACTCGCAGCATTCATAGCATTCGGTATTTTTATGTTTATTATTTCTATATCACAAGACCTATGATATCCTCCACAACGCCTCATAAAATCGCAGAGATCCTCAGAGATACCTGGCCTAATCTCTATAGACCTGCAAAGAATTACAAACCACCATCACAGTCTAAAAAGTCATATAATAACTAAATATCTTTATCATATCAGAGTCAAATTATTATGGAAGAACAACTGCAACTTGAGGAAACTCAACGAACAAATCAACAGTCACAGGATTCAACTCCACACGATCCTAGTGCAGCACTCAGAAATCCAGAAGGATATACGCAAGTTCCTGATGTTCTTGCTGAAACTCCGATAGAAGAAGTTGAACCAATTAATGTTGGCCAGGTTCAGGTCACAAATCCTCAATTAGAAGATGCAAATTTTAATGAGGTCTTTGGTGGTTCGGGTGATGTTCCTGTTCTTGGTGATAATGATACTGCTAGAACTAGAGTATCAAATTCAATTCCATTATCAGCAATCAATAATGCTTCTCTGGATTCTTTACCTAACACTAACAATATTACTAACAACAGTTTCAACAGTACTGATAATCCTGTTGATGAAGAAGAAATTGTAGATCCTCCTGTTGATCCTCCTGTAGATCCTCCTGTAGATCCTCCTGTTGATCCTCCAGTAGACCCACCTGTTGATCCTCCTGTTGATCCTCCAGTAGACCCACCTGTTGATCCTCCAGTAGACCCACCTGTTGATCCTCCTGTTGATCCTCCAGTAGACCCACCTGTTGATCCTCCTGTTGATCCTCCTGTTGATCCTCCAGTAGACCCACCTGTTGATCCTCCTGTTGATCCTCCTGTTGATCCCGAAGACCCTGAGGATCCTGAAGATCCAGAGGATCCCGAAGACCCTGAAGACCCTGAAGACCCTGAGGATCCCGAAGACCCTGAAGACCCTGAGGATCCCGAAGATCCTGAAGACCCTGAGGATCCCGAAGACCCTGAGGATCCCGAAGATCCTGAAGATCCAGAGGATCCAGAGGATCCAGAGGATCCTGAAGGTCCTGGTAAAGGAAATCCTGGTAATGATAAGGAAGTTGGTAATTCGCCTTGGGATGGAGAAACAGGAGCATCTGATAATCCAGGAAAAGGAAATCATCAAGATGGGCAAGACCCAGAAACTAATCAACCACCAGGCGACTCAAAGAACGATGGATCAGGACAAAATAATACTCCTGGAAATGGTAATGATAATGGAGGAGGTGGAGGAGATGTTCCTGAAAGAGGGCAAAATAATGGATGGGGTAACGGAGATGATGATGCTCCAGGTAATTCAGGACCTAATAATGACGCTGAAAATGATCAAACTCCAGGTTCAAATACTGGAGATCTTGTAGATAAATTCTTGAAGGATCATTCTTTCAACGATGAATATGATAATCGTGGAGGAAGACCAGAGTTTGAGTATGAACCACAGAATACTGACGATGTAAATATTCCAGATGTTCCAGAACCTCTGATTGATTTTCAAGTTCCTGATTATCCAGATGATCTTGGTGGGTTTGACTTTACAGGTCAGTAAAAGTATTCTATACTGATAGAAATACTTCTACAAATAATGGACGATATACTAAATCAAATCACAACTACAATTGAAACTTTGGGATGGAATATTGATGATGATATTCGTGTAGAAGTTGGCGGAGTTGCAGCTACAGGAACTGCAACTCATCCCGATGCAAATCCAAAGTGGGCAAAACCTTTTGGATCTGTAACTTATCAAAATGATGCATTTGTTGTTATCAAAAATCGTAGTCGTAATCCTGTAGTTTCATCAAAGGCACCTGAGAATGAATGAATATTGGGTTGTAACAGACAATCGAACAGGAAAAGTTATCTGCCATTGTGCGGATATTAATGATGCGATAATGATGGTTGGATTTGATCCTCATTATCGCTCTTACAGTCGTCATCGTTTTATAATGGATCAGGTGATTAATGTAACCTCAACAACAGATAAGCAACTCCCTGGACAACTTGGATTGCCTGCTGGTCAGGTAAATCAATTGGAACCCCATAAGATCAAACTTCCAGAAGGACAACAAGAACCTGTTAAAGTATGATGAGTCATAAGGAACTCTAAATATTTGCGGTACGCATCTTACGAATGCCACTTTACTCCACTTCAGAAGAACTTTTATTTAATCTTGAAGCGATCTCAAGTTCAGAAGCAAGACGAAAATGGAGACAATCAATTAAAGAAAGATGGAATTATGAATGTGCATATTGTGGGAGTGATGAAGTTCTTACATTAGATCATATAGTTCCAAGATCTAAAGGTGGAAGTGATAGGGTTACAAATGTCTTATGTGCTTGCAAAAAATGCAATCACTCAAAGGGACATCAAAAATGGTATGATTGGTACTTACAACAACCATTCTTTACAACAGAAAGATTGTCTGATATTATTGAGTGGCAAAAACAGATTAATAATATTGAGTACAGCGTCTACCGCCCTAAATATCAATAAAATTTAATTGATGGACTCTTACAGTATTCGCCCCCTGCTAGAAACGGCTGGGGGATTTCTAATTTCAATACTCATAATTTTAATTCCAATACTCATACTACTATGAAATTTACAGTTTATTCAAAACACGGTTGCCCTTATTGCACTAAAATCAAACAAGTGTTAGAGTTGGCAAATCTTGAACACGTAGTTTATACTCTTGGGGAAAACTTTGATCGTGATGGATTCTATGCAGAGTTTGGAGAAGGGTCTACCTTTCCTCAGGTAATTTTAAATGATCAAGAACATCTTGGTGGTTGTATGGATACGGTTCAATATCTAAAGGAGCAAAATTTGGTTTAATGGAAAGTACATTTCACGAAGTTTATTTTGATGTAGAGAAAGCAATTGATCTTGCTTTTAATGGACAGTTTGTGTTAAAATTTTACGATTACCTGAAAATTAAGAGTGTACGAAAATTTGAAGTAGAGGAGTTCATTGAAAGTAAGACTGCAAATGAAATCAGTAGTCTTATAATGGACCTTGATGATTATCTAGAAGGTGGTTCTGACGAAATTCATAAACAACTTCGTGAGGGCTATGGGCATATTCCAAAACCTCAGGCAAGAAAAATACGAAACTATTTGCACTGCATCCTAGAAGATGCCTGGAAGTATAACTATGATAAGAGAAGGGGACGACGAAAAAAGAAAACTAAATAACTCAGGACCCGAAATTAATCGGGGAATTGAGTTATTATTACGCAATAGGAGGAAGAGAGCATTAAATCCAAAGACTTTCCAAGTGAAGTTTGGTAAAATGGTTTCTCTCTTTCAAAGGGAGTTTCATTTCTTTATTGAATTTCACTTTGACGTTAAGAAAAAATAAACTCTCTGGAGAAAACAAATGGAACCAGCATATGTAATAGCATTCACAGTAATGTTCACGTTGCTTTTTTTTATGGTAGGAAGTATAATTGGTTGGTTAACTTATAGGCATTTGCTAGAAACAAGACCTCCTTACTTACATCCAGAATTCTTTGATGAGAACGGACAGATTATACCTGATGAGGTTGTCTCTGTTAGATTTGAGGAAGGATACTTTGATGATGAAGACGAAGAAGAGGATTAAAAATACCACTAAATATCTTAAACTATAATATTGCAATTGAAATTTATGACTACGACGAAGACAAAAAAGACAACAATTGAAAAACCGATTGAAACTCTTCCAACAAATCCATTTGTTTTTGAGGTCTTAGAGCTTGCTTCAAAACAAAGAAGTAATGCTAAAAAAATTGAAGTCCTTAAAACGTATGAACACGATTCTCTGAAGTCTATTTTTATTTGGAACTTTGATGAATCAGTATCCTCTCTTCTTCCTGAAGGAGATGTTCCTTATGGAAATGCAGATGAACAGTCTGTTTATTCTGGAACTCTTTCTGAAAATCTGAGAAAGGAAGCAGAGGGTGGTGAATTAGCTACAGGACAAGATCTTGATGGTAGAGGTAAAACATCACTTCGTAGAGAATATCAAAATCTTTATCATTATGTAAGAGGTGGAAACGATAGTCTTACAACGATTCGTAGAGAGATGATGTTTATTAATCTTCTGAGAGGACTTCATCCAAAAGAAGCAGAGGTATTAATTCTTACAAAAGACAAGAAACTAACCGATAAATATAAGATATCTTTTGATAATGTAAAGGAAGCATATTCTGATATTCAGTGGGGTAACCGTTGATGGCAGTAGTTGTTGGAGAAAAAGAAAAAATGGCAGAATCTTCAAAAAGAGAAAAACAAGTTCTGCCCCACGAGTATGGATGTGAAGTTCTCTTAGAAAAAACTACTCTTGAAAAGGCAAAGGATACTTCATTCCCAAATGATGCCTATTTGATTTGGTATACTGTATGTGGGGAAAGTCATATAGATCTTGTAAGAGGATCAAGAGTTCGTATTTTTGATATGTATTACGACCAATACGGATCTGATGCAATTCAAAAAATTGATTTTGGATATGGTAGAGCGAACCCAAGAGTTTGGGGATATAAACAACCAGAGAAAAAGAAAAGAAAATGAGTGCAGGATTTGGTGGCGAAAAACTTAAAGATGGTAAGGCAGTAGTTGTAATTGACGATAATGAAGTTGATAAACTTTTAAAGAAGTATAAAAAAATTAAAAAGTATATGAAGTCTCCTTTGTTTACAGTTAAGACAATGGATGGTACTGAAAATTATGTCAGTCAATTGATTAAAGAAGCAGAGGAAAACTCTGTAGACTAATGGGTAAGCATTATCTTTTAAACCTGTACGGTTGCTCGTTTGTCCTTTTGGACGACGAGCGTTGTCTTATAGACTTATTAGAAAACGCAGCAGCAGCAAGCGGTGCTACTGTGGTTCAAACAATATCAAAAAAGTTTGATCCTCAGGGAGTTACTGTTTTATGTTTACTTTCAGAGAGTCATATTAGCATTCATACGTGGCCTGAAGAGGGCAAAGCAGCGGTAGATGTTTATACTTGTGGCGATTGCCAACCGAAGATTGGATGTGATATAATCATTCAGCAGTTATCTGCAACCAATCATACATTAAGTTATATCGAACGGTAACAAAAGATACAAAAGTTTCCGGTAAATAATAATATCGTTCATCACATTATGTGACGGAAGTAAGCCGACGCGGAACGGATCGTTCATTCGCTATTCGCAAATAGCGAACGCAAACGCCGACTGAAGGAACGCTCTTTAACTCAAAACTAAGGAGAACCCTAATGTCTAAAGTCGTTTATCGCGGTGTTGAATATGACACCGAAATTCGCCGCCAGCAGCAGCAGGCTCAGCAACAACCTCAACAATATAATGAGACCTATCGTGGTGTTAAGTTTGTGAAGGAGGTAGAAAAATGAATACTTATTTTGTTCGTTATCTAAAGAAAAAAGATAAGAAAGAAAAACTACTTCATATTGCACAATTGAATATGGCAAAGCAACCACAAGTTGCATAAGATTAAAAGGAAGGATTGACAACCTTCCTTTTTTTGTGTAGAATACTAATAAGTATTATAATAATATGAACCGAGAAAAAGTAAAACTGATTATTCATAATATGGAATTACTTGTTCGTTCCTTAAAGGAAGAACTAAAAGAACCTCCGTCTCTGAATTATGAGGAGGTTGCTCCATATTTGGTTGATGATGATATTGAATTTTACGAGGAAGAGGATTGATGAAACCAATTAAAGCAAAAGACCTTCTTGAATTAGACCAACATATGAAAGTTGTGATGATTCGTCAGACGCAACTTCCCCAAACTCTTGTTTATCAAGCAGGTAAGAATGACTATTCGGAAGATCCCATTCATACCAAAATGACTCCTGGAGAAAAGGATTGTGGTAAATGGGTCATTGAACAACTGCTTGCAAATGAGAGAGGTCATTGGGGTCCACTAGAACATCCTGCAATTACTTTAGATTGTGTTGGATTTGTTCACAACGTAATTGTTCAGGCAAGAACTCATCGTGTTGGTGTAAGTTTTGATGTTCAATCTCAGCGTTATACCGGTCGTCGTGTACTGAAGGTTGCCAAGGGTGAACTGAAACCAGAAGAGGTTTATTATGTGCGTCCAGAAGGTCTCTACCTGGACCGTAAAGGGCACAAGTATGAATGGACGAGGGAAGATTACGAAAGGCAGTTAAAGTTCTGTCTATCGGCATCTGAGAGGTATGCAGAGGGCTATGAGAAGCGTGGTATGGCGGAAGAACATCTTCGTGATTATCTTCCCCAGAATATTCGTCAGAACTTTGTAGTCTCATTCTCTCTTCGTGCTGCACTACACTTCCTAGACCTAAGAGCAAAACTAGATGCTCAAGTAGAGATTCAAGCACTTTGTGAAGGAATGGTTCCTGTAATGAAAGCGTGGGTTCCTGAGATCTTTAGTTATTATGAAGAGAAGCGTCTACATAAGGCAAGACTTAGCCCCTGAGTTTTATGAAAAGTTATTGCATTAAAGACCATCTTACTGGTCACATTTTTAAGGTTTTTGTAACTGAAGAGAAGTTTCAAGAATTTCTTAAGAGTAATCCTGATATGGATGAATGTATTGACTGTGTTGAATGTGATGATGCACCGTCTATCACGCTCGAATAAATATCCTTACACACTATGGAGAAATAACTTTGGCAATCTATCCAATTATTCATAAAGAAACTGGCGAGAAGAAAGTCGTTGAAATGAGTGTTCACGATATCACTCAGTGGTATGTTGAGAATCCGGATTGGAAACGCGATTGGAGTGAAGGATGTGCAACTCCAGGAGAACTCGGAGAGTGGCAAAATAAACTTGCCAACAAACATCCAGGATGGAATGATGTACTAGATCGTGCCGGAAAAATGCCTGGCTCAAAAGTTAAAAAAATCTAATTTAATTTTATATGGCAAGAAGAAAAAGAACGACGAATGAACAACCAATCGGAGTTGGTCTTACCGCAAAACAAGCAAAACGTAAGAAACCAATTAACTCCGAATTAATGAGAGAGATTGAACCTCTTACTGACAATCAAGAATTACTTTATAAAGCATACGAGTCAAATCAAAACATCGTTGCTTATGGATGTGCAGGTACTGGTAAAACTTTTATCACACTCTATAATGCACTTCAAGATGTTCTCGATGAAAGGTCGCCATATGAAAAAATTTATATTGTAAGGTCTCTTGTTGCTACTCGTGAGATTGGATTTCTTCCAGGAGATCACGAAGATAAATCAAGTCTTTATCAAATTCCTTATAAGAATATGGTAAAGTTTATGTTCCAACTTCCTTCAGATGCTGACTTTGAGATGCTCTATGGAAATCTGAAAACTCAAGGAACGATTAGTTTTTGGAGTACTTCTTTTATTCGTGGAACTACCCTGGATAATGCAATTGTCATTGTAGATGAATTTCAGAATCTTAACTTCCACGAGTTAGATTCCATCATCACTCGTGTAGGTGAAAACTCAAAAATTATGTTCTGTGGCGACGCAACTCAATCTGATTTGATTAAGTCAAATGAAAAAAATGGTATCGTTGATTTTATGAAAATTCTTCGTAATATGCCTTCAATTGATATTATTGAATTTGGTGTTGAAGATATTGTTCGCTCTGGATTCGTGAAAGAATATATTCTCGCAAAAATAGAAAGTGGTTTATGACATTTATTCATCATAATTATTTGGGTGATCTTGAATTAGAAAAGAAAGAAACCAACGGCATCCGACTGTACAATCTTCCAAATGGTCAGTGGGTGCCTTCAATTACTTCTGTGACTTCGTTTTATAATCGTGAGATTTTTATTAAGTGGAGAAAAAGAGTAGGTCTTGAAGAGGCAAATCGGATCACTAAAAGAGCAACTGCAAGAGGAACTGATTTCCACCAAGCCTGTCAGGATTATTTGGAAAACAAAGAATTGGATTGGAATAACTACCAACCAATTACAAAGATTATGTTTCATCACGCTAAACCTTATCTTGATAAGATAAATAATATTCACGCAATTGAAAGAACTCTTTATTCTGAATATCTTGGACTTGCTGGAAGAGTTGATTGTATTGGAGAATACGAGGGAGAACTTGCAGTCATAGACTTTAAAACTTCTGAAAAAATTAAACCAGAAGAATGGCTTGAAAATTACTTTGTTCAGGAAATGTTTTATGCTACTGCTTACTATGAACTGACAAAAATTCCTTCAGTCAAACTTATTACAATTATGGTAACGCCTGGAGGAGAAGTCAAAGTATTTGACAAAAGAAACAAAGGGGATTATATTAAGTTATTAGTTCGTTACATTAAAGAATTTGTACATCACAATATTAGGCCAGATGGAGAATGAATTAGAGAAAGCACTAGAAAATAAGTTTTTCTGTCCATCTAAATTTGCACAAGAAATTGAAAATCTTGTGCAAATTAATATTGAAATGAATTATATTGATGCGATCATTTATTTCTGCGAGCAAAACAATATTGATTTGGAATCAGTTCCAAAACTCATTTCAAAACCACTAAAAGAAAAAATTAAGTATGAGGCGATGGAACTCAATTTTCTTAAGAAAACTTCCCGTGCTAAATTAATTTTTTGAATGATGCCATTTGACTGCTATAAAACTTATCTTGCATTAAAAAATCATTTTACAAAAGACTCTTACGACTATCATAAGTACAATAAAAAAACCAGAGCGAGTCTTCAATCTTTTTATAAACGGAAGGATAGATTTTTCTTTGAGAAGATGTCAAGACAAAGAGATGAAAAAGAAGTAGAAGACTTCTTTGTTGCAAACTTTGTTTCTTGTCAAGACCCAGAAACACTCTGGATTGGTGAGGTGATGAAGGATGGAGAAGAAAGATATCAGAACTGGCAGAAAAAAATTCAATCACTATCTTATCTTTTTAAGGAAGAATCACAATCTCTCTTTGAAGAAAATAAGTTTGATGAAGTTTTTAAATGCTCTAAAGGTCACCCACCACTACTTAAAAAGTTTCTAACTGGTAAAGTAAGTTTAGAGACTCTGGTAATCTACGATAAAATCTTTATGTTTAGTAAGGACTTTGATAAGAAACTACAAGATCCAGTGTGGGAAACCGTCAGTCGTAGAATAAGAAAGTACAATTCCTTTCTAAATATTGACGTATTTAAATTTAAAAAAATATTAAAAGAAGTAATTCTGGGAGAGAAATGAGTTTCTTTGATTCTGAAATGGTTCGTGCAGAAATGGCTGAGATTTCTGAACTTCAAGAAGAAGTTTATGGGAGTGTCTTTAAGTTTCCTTCTATGAAAAAAGAGGAAAGAATAAGACACGTTGAATTAATGGAGCGTCTTTTAGATAAACAAAAAGTTCTTTATACAAGAATGAGTTTATCTGATGATCCTGAAGCAATTGAAATGAAGGAACGTATTATGCATTCTGCAATTATGATGGGTATGCCTCCTGGAACTGATATGAATATCATTCTTAACAATATGTCTAAGATGCTTGAAGTGATGAAAGAACAGATTGACAAAACTGGTTCCGACCTGTAGAATAAGTTTGGCTGGACGATCCATTAAGCAAAGTCACAAATGCCAAATCCAATTAATCAAAGGTAATTTAAATGAGTTTTCAAAATCTTAAAAAACAATCTTCTCTTGGTTCACTGACTGAAAAACTGGTGAAACAGGTTGAGAAGATGAATAATACCACCAATAGTGGTGCTGATGATCGTCTCTGGAAACCAGAGATGGATAAAACTGGTGTTGGTTCTGCAACTATTCGCTTTCTTCCCGCTCCTGATGGTGAAGAACTTCCTTGGGTAAAGATGTATTCTCACGCTTTCCAAGGTCCTGGTGGATGGTTTATTGAAAATTCTCTGACTACTATTGGTCAGAAGGATCCTGTCTCAGAGTACAATCGTGGTCTCTGGAATAGTGGTAACGAAAAAGATAAAGAGACTGTTCGTAAGCAAAAGCGTAAGCTTTCTTACTACTCCAATATCTACGTTGTAAAGGATCCTGCTAATCCTGCAAACGAAGGTAAAGTATTTCTTTTCAAGTATGGTAAGAAAATCTTTGATAAGATTCTGAATGCTATGCAACCAGAGTTTGATGATGAAGATCCTATCAATCCTTTTGACTTCTGGCAGGGTGCTAATTTCAAAATCAAAATCGTAAAGAAAGATGGTTATTGGAATTATGATAAGTCTGAATTTGATCGCGTAGGTCCTCTACTGGACGATGATGATGCTCTGGAAGCACTGTGGAAGAAAGAGTATTCTCTATCTGCAATTACTGCACCTGACCAATTCAAGTCTTATGAAGATCTTGAGCGTCGTATGAATATGGTTCTTGGTCTGGGTGGTACTACAACTCCCACACAGTCTCGTGCTGTGGTAGAGCAGGAAGATGAATATGAATCTTACAGCAAACCTGTAAGTCGTGAAGATAAAGTAATGGAAGAACTTGAGGATTCTTACAATCGCTCCAAGTCTCCTTCACTTCCCAAGATCACTTCGGATGATGAAGATGAAGATGATGCACTCTCATATTTCCAAAAATTGGCTGAAGAGTGATCAAGTATAAAGTCTAATATTATCTCCTCTCTTAAGGGTCTCAGACACATATTGTTGAGACCCTTTTTTATATGGCATAATATCGTCCATATCATTAAACACTACATTTAAGTATCTTGGTTTGAGCACAAAAATATTTCTCTTATCCTCTTCTATTTGCTTTTCATATTCATAATTTGTTATTGGTTTCACAAAAGAAGTTGAAGGAATCTGAACAGAATATCCGAGACCATCATCCCAGAATTCATAATATCGTGGATTGGTGAGACTGCTAATTAAAGAATTTTCCAATAATGTATAATTAACTTGTTCTTTTCCAGAAGTAGAAATTGCCGGAATAAGAATATTTGGAATATCTGGAAGTTCATAAGTAAAATAACTTCCAGATATTTCAGTAATAATATGTTTTCCGTTATATTCTCTTTCAGAAACTCCATCAATTGTAATCTGATCTCCCACAGATGCTGGAATATTATCTCTCATAAAAACACTTACAGTTTTGCTCGGAGTAACTCCGCCATCTTGAGTTGCTGCTATTGAGTTAATAATTGAATTAATAGTCTCTATAAAGTTTCCATTAGTCTTCCAATTTTGAGATATTCTCAAACCATTTTTAAGAACTGTAATGCCCAACGAATTCCTAATTTCTTCTGTTTCATAATGATGAACCCCAGAATATAAGTTTTCATAAGAACCATACTTTTCTAGCATCACCTTATCAAAGGTATCTTGAGTCATAGGCCACTCTGATTGAATATTCAAAATGTTGTTAGAAAGAAGAACTACCCAATCTAATGTGGAGTCTTCATAAAACTTATTAGCAACATTATCAGGTCTCTCGTCACCAATAATTGAATACTTCTCAAAAAATGCTAAGTCGCCAAAAATATCTTCTCTTAACTTTCCACGCTTAAAAAGATTTTTAACTGGAATATACTCAGAGATATATTTGTCTCCTGGATTTCTGGAGACATAATCAAAGTTTGGTACTTGTCTGAAGTATGGTTTAGTCATTTTAGTAACCTATTGGATGACCATCGTAATCAGTATCATAAACTGGAGTGATTTCTTGAAACTGTAAATTTAAAGTATAAGAAACCATGGTTCCATCATTATAAGTCATATAAGATCCAAGTGGAGTGTAATCAACAGAACAGTTTGTAAGAGCACAAGCTTTTGTTGTAGGATTTGGACTAATTAAATTAATTCCTGGATGATTTTCTGTTTCACCTTTCAAATATCTTATCGTAAAAACGTGAGGAGCTCTTAGAAAAATTCCTTTCTCTTTTCTAACCGCCATATGATATTTAAAGTATTTGATAATTTTTTTGATATCATTTGCTTCTGGTTGATTTCTCGCAGACATTTTAAAAGTAAAGGTAAAAGGTCTTAATTGAGGTGCTTGGAAAAGAAGTTCAAGGTTTGGATTGAGAATAACGTTATCAGTTCTCGCCAAAACATTGTTAAGACTTGCTGCTTGCCCTGCAAGATATCTTTTAACTCTATCACTTTGAGTTATAAATTCTTTATATGCGTTTTTAATTTGACTTTCTACATCTGCTCCAGGTGTTCCATCTGGACCCATAGCAGTATATGATAAATTAAATATTGCAGCATCAATTGCACTTACACTGTCTGGACCCCAATCAACAGAATTTTGATCATTAATTGGAGATTGAATTGATAAGCAAACTGGTCCATCAACAATATCATATTCAGGAGATCCAAATGAAAATTGTGATCCCGTACCTGATGCTGCTCTTGGTTTTATTTTAACAGCTTGAAATTTAATTTTATCTTGCTCAGTTTTCATTTCCTTCGGATATCTTAATCCTGAAGTAGGTGCTATGGATAATTGTGCTGCTTCTAATGGAACATCTATAGTCTTTAAATCACCTACACTTTCTCCTGGTGTCGGTAATACTGGTTGTGCTGGTGCTGGTCCATTTGCTCCACCTTGTTGAGGTGCTTGTGGTTGAGGATTTGAACCTGGAATGGCGGTATTTTGTAAACTACTTGCTAGTGGTTTTTGATATCCACCGACAATTCCATTGGAAGTCGCCGCTTGCTTTATTGAATTTTGAGCAGCTTGATACATTATTCCACCAGAAGTGTTTAATGATATAGCTGCTGTAGGTCCTAGAATTGTTCCATCAGGTTGTGCATACTGTGAGATACCAGTTTCAAATATTTCGGCAGGTGTATATTTTTTCAATTCCCAAGATCCTGCAGCTCCTCCTTTTGTTGAAGTTGCAGCTACAAAAAATTGACTTCCGTTAGGAGTATATAATAGTTCTGTTTTTGTTGTGTTTGCGATTGGATTTCCATTTACATCTGGAATAAATGTAGTCTTTGTTTTTATAAAAAGTGGAGTTGTTGCTCCTGGTAATTTTGGACCGGATTGATTACTCTCTATTGTTTTTTGAGACATCAGAACTCTCCTCCATTTACTGAAGGAATAATCATCTCAATTGTTTGTAGAGTATGAGACATTTATGAGAGAGTTTTTATTTATTTAGACGGAATTTTGCATAAGGTATAGAGAGTAACTCATCCAACTCATTATACTTAACGACGTGAAGTTTTCCTGCAACTTCTTCCCAGGTATATTGCCTTGATTCTCTCCAATGAAAATTGATTGCTTTGAATCCCCACTTCTGGAGTTCAGTACAAGCAATCAAAGGATGTTGGTCGTATTCAATTTCTGGTGTCTTTGGGTTATAAATGAATGTATAAAACTTTCCTGGTTCTGGATATAATACTTCTTCTTTTAATGCATCCATTATCATTAACATTAAATCTTCTGGGTCGCTGGTTCCACTTTGAGCAATTTTTCTTTTGAGTTCTCTGACTCTTATAGTTGTTGATGCTTTTTCTGCGTATTGCCCAAAACCCTCTGCCATTATTTGATACCTAATTCATCTTCTGTAATGACTTTGAACTCTAACATTCTATCGGCACACCATTCTTGTGCTGCTTTCCACTTTGCTTGATTGACTGCATAAGTTTTACATTCGTGCAAGTATGATTTCGTCACTCTTGATCTTTGCTTTGGTGGAACTGTTTGTTTCTTAGGTTTGACTTCAATTACATAAGTCTTAATTCTTCCAGATTCCTCTTTTACTTTAATAAGATAATCTGGAAAGTATCTATGAACTCGGTTATCAACTGGAGACACGTAAGAGATGCAAAATTCTTCCGATGCCCAAGATACTATGCTTGGATTATGGTCACAATAATAACAAAAGCGTCTCTCCCAACTACTTCTGCAAATGATGTTTGATGCATCACCTTGATATTTTTCTGGATGAGATGGTTTGTATATACTCTTAATACTTTCTGCCATTTTCCAGCATACATAATATATCAGTAAAAGTATTTATAGATGGCAGGACCAACTGTAGTTAAAAACTTTGAGATAAAACAGAAGTTATTAAGACCGGCATTAACTTCTCATTATGTTTGTAGATTTCAACCCCCAGCGGCCACTGCAGCATTTCTTAAGCAGGGTGAAGGAAGATTTCCTGGATCTGATTATAATGCAAGAAAAAATCAAGAACTAATTGAATTGTCTTGTTCTGAAGCATCACTTCCTGGTGCTTCTTTGATGACAAATGAGATTACTGATGATCACACTGGAGTCACGGAAAGACCCGCATATAGAAGGCAGTATGACGACCGCATTGATTTTACTTTTTATGTAGATAAAAACTATGGAATTATAAACTTTTTTGAAAGGTGGATTTCTTATTGTGTCGGTGAAAATAATGCAGAGGATTTGGAAAATAGAAACTATTTTTATCGTGTAAATTTTCCAGATGATTATCAGACTGATGCATTATACATAACAAAGTTTGAGAGAGATTATGTTGGTTCAGCATTAGAATATAAATTCATTCGTGCGTATCCTTTAAGTATCAATTCAATACCAGTTTCTTATGAGTCCTCTCAATTATTAAAATGCACTGTTTCATTTTCCTTTATTCGTTATGTAAGAAACTCCGTTGCAGTTGAAAAACCTATGCAACCAGGACAAACAACAGCAACTGGTATTCCTCCTATTGGCGCTGATGGATTCGTTAATATTCCCGGCGGAGGGGGTGGACTTTCAGTTGGATCTGATGGATTTTTTAATGTACCGGAGGGAGGTTCTGGCCTTCCAGTTGGGTCTGATGGATTCGTTGAAATAGACTGATAAATAAACATACTGAAGTTTCTATAGGACATTATGCCTTTACCTAAGATTTCTACACCAACTTATGAACTTGAGTTGCCTTCAACTGGACAAACAATCAAATACAGACCCTTTCTAGTAAAAGAAGAAAAACTATTAGTGATTGCATTAGAATCTGAAGATACCAAACAGATTACTACCGCGATCAAAACAGTCATTAAAAATTGTATTGAGACTAAAGGAATTAAAGTAGAGTCTCTTCCTACTTTTGATATTGAATATCTCTTTCTCAACATTCGCGGTAAGTCAGTTGGAGAAGAGATTGAAGTGAATATCATCTGTCCGGATGATGGAGAGACTACTGTTCCTGTTAAGATTCTTGTAGATGATATTCAAGTTCAAAAAAATTCAGAACATAATAATAGAATTAAACTTGATGATTCAATCGTGATGGAGATGAAGTATCCATCATTAGAACAGTTTATTAAGAGTAACTTTGATCTTTCTGCTGATGGTACGATGGATCAATCATTTGAATTGATTGGTTCTTGTGTAGATAAAATTTATACTGAGGATGAAGTCTGGGTTGCAGCAGATGTAACTAAGAAAGAATTAATGGAGTTTTTAGATCAAATGAACTCATCACAATTCAAAGAAATTGAAAAGTTCTTTGAAACGATGCCTAAACTTTCTCATACAATTAAAGTTAAAAATCCAAAGACAGAAGTTGAAAGTGAAGTTGTTCTAGAAGGGTTATCAAGTTTTTTCGCATAGGAATGAGTCATATGGACTTGGAGAGTTACTTCAAGTTAAATTTTTCCTTAATGCAGTATCATAAATATTCATTAACAGAGATTGAAAATATGATACCTTGGGAAAGGGACATTTATGTGATTTTACTAAAACAGCATCTGGAAGAAGAAGAACAACGGGCACAGCAAAGAGCCAATGGTTAGTAATCCAAGTAACAAAGTAAAATCTGAATCAATTGATGAAGTAATTCTCAGGTTACTTGGATTAAATGTTGGCGTCGAATTAGATTATCAAACATATCACGATATTATTAAAAAGAAGTTAGCGATAGCAAGACTTGCGGGAAAGGAACTTCCAAGAGAAGAAGATGAACTTTTAAGAAATGAATTTAAAAGAGTTCGTACCTTAAAAGATAAAGGTCTTAGATTCAAGGTTAAAAAAGCAAAAACAAAAGTTAGTTTTACTAAGACTTCTAGTATTCCCGGACAAAAAAAACTTCCATCTTCTGCAGCAATTATAAAAGCGCAGAAAGGAAAACTTGCATCAACCACAAATGCAATATCAGTATCTTCTAATTTTGAAACTGATGGTATTAAAAATACTTTAGATTCAATTTTAACTATTTTAAGTTCTAAATTTAAATTTGATCAGAAACAATCTGATAAGGAAAGAAGAGATAAAGAAACAGAAGGAAGAGGAAAAAAAGAATCTGCATTAGAAGGATTTAAAAAAGGAATAGGTACAATAGTATCCACCACTAAAAAATTACTTTCACCTTTTCAGGCAATTATTGATCGTATTTTTAAATTCATATTTTTCACTTTACTAGGAAGAGGATTTACTTCCTTTATGGAGTGGATGAGTAATAAAGGAAATCAAAATAAGTTTAATTCTTTTATAGAATTCTTATCGGATCACTGGCCTGCACTTGCTGGACTTTATATTTTATTTGGAACTGGTTTTGGAAAATTAGTTCGTGGACTGCTGAAAGGCGTTACCCGAATGATTATTGCGATTGGAATGAATATTCCAAAAATATTTGGGTTCATAAGAAAAAATAAAAAACTTGCGTTCTTAGCACTTGCTGCAGCACCTTTAGTAAGTAGAGAGATTGGAAATTTATTTACAGATAAAGAAACACCAGAGTCAGGATTAATTCCAAAAACAAATCCAGAACTTAATGAAGCACAAAAATCTGTAGATAAAGCACAAGATACTCGGGTTCCAAAATTTAATTTTGGGGGAATGATTCCTAGTTTTAAAATGGGAGGATTTAATCCATATGGTGGAATGGATTTCTCACAAGGAGTTCCAATTGCTGGTGCTGGATCTGACGATACTCTGATTGCTGCAAAAACTGGAGAAGCAATTCTCACAGAAAAAGATCAACAAGATATTGGACAAAGATATGTTGATAGACGTACTGGGCAACCATTAAACATACCACAATATCTTGCGGGAAGAAAACCAGGATCCGTGAATATGAGTAATCTTAGATTTCCTGGATTTGGTGGGGGATTTAATCTTGGCGGAATGATACCAAGATTTAATATTGGAGGAATGGTAGGAAAACCAAAATCACCATTATCTGGAACTTCCAAGTTTGGAGATCTTCCTTTAATAAAAGCCGCCAACTCTGCTGGAATAAAGGGATTAGAATTAGCATCTTTCTTATCTCAAATGTCTCACGAAACTGGAGGATATAAGTGGAGTACTGAACTTGGTGGTGGAAGTAGCAGTTATAGTGGTGGAAAAAAATACAAAGGTAGAGGATATATCCAATTAACTCACGATTATAATTATAAAAAGTATGGAGATAAATTGGGAATTGATTTGGTAAATAATCCAGATCTTGCAACAAATAGTGATATTGCTGCAAAAATTGCTGTGATGTATTGGAAAGAAAATGTAAGACCTGCAGTTGGTAATAATTGGAATGATGTTTTTTCTGCATCTAGAGCAATAAACAATCCATCTGCTTCCAGTCCAAAAGGAATTAATGGATATGAAGATAGAGTTTCTAGGTTCAATCAATATAGAGAGAAACTCAACTCCGGCGCGTTAAACCTAGAAGCACCTGCAAAACCAAAAGCAAAGAAAAAATCTTTAGGCATAATGAAAACACTAGGTACTGCTCTTAACTTTATGCCATCTATGCTTCCATTTATGCGAGGTGGAGAAATTAAGGAAAATACTGGAATGAATATTCCTGGAGCGACAGCCGATAGACAATTAATTAATGTTGCAGTTCAACCAGGTGAATCCAAATATATTTTTACTAAACAAGCAACTGAAAGAGGAGCATCTGAGATTGCAAATTTAATTCAGGCTAAACTGGATCCAAATTCAGAAGCAGCAAGAAGAGGATATAGATCAATTACTCCATACAAAACTTTTGGTGGATCGGGAATGAACGGTATGATGACTCTACCACCTATGGTTGCATCTGGAGGTGGATCATCAAGACCAAGAGCAGCAGGACTTGCTGGTGCATCTGAAGTTCCTAATTTTTCTGCAGTTGCTCCAAGTAATAATAGAGCAGAGTATGCATCAATCTACGGTCTGAGAGGATAAGTAGATGGCAAAAATTACAAATCCTTCTAAACTACTTCCATCAGCAAAGTCTACGGCAATTACAAAAGTTGGAAAGTCTGGACTAATTTCTCCAATTAATATTAATAAAAAGAGTGTAGCAATAGTTAAGAGTAATGATGTTGGTGGTAAGTTAGTTAATATTGAAAAGTTCTTAAAGTCAGATTTAATTGTATCTCAAAAGAAAGCAGAGGTTAAAAGAAAAGAAAAAGAAAAACAAGATTTTGATGCTGCAGAAAAGAAACTAGAAACACCACAATCAAAAGGATTAAGACTTCCCGGAATATCTGCACCTTCTTTAGGATTTCTTGATCGTGTAAAGAGATTTTTATTCTTTACTGCTCTTGGATGGTTGCTTCCAAAGATACTTGAGTTTCTACCAAAACTTGAAGGGTTTGCAAAAATCGTAGGTGGAATTTATAAGTTTGGTGAAGGATTGTTTGGTAAACTCTTTGATGGGTTTATGAGTCTCGTGAAGTTTGGTGGAGACTTAAAAGAAAAAACATTAGGATTCATCGCAAGCGCAAAGGCAGGAGTAGGTGGTAATTATCAAACTGAATTTGATAAGTTAGAAAAACAATTTAATACTTTTGTAAATGCTTCGATTATTGTAGGTGTTCTTGCTGCTGATATTGGTGGTGCTGCGGTTGACGAGTATAATAAGTGGAGAAAGAAAAGCGCACCTGAACCACAGAAAGGTAAAAAAGGAGGAAAACCAAAAGTAACTGAAGGTAGAGGTGGAAAGAAACCAACAGGAAAACCGAAAGTAACAACTGGAAAAGGTGGTAAAGTTCCTGGATGGTGGAATAATTTATTCAAAGGACCATTTGCAAAACTTAAAGGTCCTTTAAGTAAGTTTGCTGGCGCGGCAGTTCCTGGTCTTGGTGCAGCAGTTGGAGCAGCTGACGCAGCAGCAAGGTTTAAATCGGGAGATAATATTGGTGGAGCATTAGCATCAGTATCTGCAGGCCTTGATACGATTACTGCGATTCTTGCATTAACTGGAGTTGGTGTTCCTGCTGCTGCTATTTTTGGTGGAGTCAGTATTGGTATTGATATTTTACTTTTGATTCGTGATATTGGAAAGGTAATAAAAGAAACTTATGCTCCTTGGCTTCCGATGTTTTCTGGTGGAGGAAGAGTTGTTCGTAGATATCAAGGTGGTGGAACTACAAGAGGTGGAAGACCAGTTGGTGGTCCATCAAGAAGATCAATTACTCCAACAAGAAAAAAACCACCAAGAGTTTCTCTACCTAAAACTCAACCAGGTAAAGATGTTGGTGGAGAAAAGAAAATAAAAGAATTTTATGCAAAACCGCAAGATGAAAGTAAGAAATATACAAGACCTTCTGGAGGTTGGTTATCAACTTTATTTGATGGAGAAAAAAAGGATCTAACTGCCTTTGATACTCTCAAGAAAATGTCGGGTACATTAAAGTCTGACGAAACTCTTGCAAAAGGAATTCTTGGTGTGATGAGTTCTGGTATTGATATGGCGTTAGGACAAAAACCAGATAAAAAAGTTTTTAAGGCATTCTTTGATAGTATTGGTTATGTTGCAGATACTCTTGCAAATCAAAGAACAAATAAGAGTATGAGTTCCTTGATGTCTCAAATCAGAGGATTTGCTGAAGGAGGTACAGTTCCTTCAAGAGAATTGAGAGGATCTTATGGAGATATGAGTACCGGTGATTTACTTGCAAAACTTATTGGTCCTACAATTGATCAAAGAGTTAATGAGGCAATTCAGAGTATTGAAAAAGAATTGATGTTGAAGAAAGACACTACTAAGGATGATATGCAGGGCCCTGGTAATGGTTTTACTGGAACTTCTGGTGGAGAATATGGTGGATATGCACCATCAGGAATACAGAAAGAAATTTATGAGTATTTAATTAATGAGAAAAAAATGAGTGACGCTCAGGCACTTGGAATTATGGCTAATATTTTTAGAGAAAGTGGATTCAGAGTAGATGCAAAACAACCTGATGGACCTGGAATTGGTTTATTTCAATATTCTTCTGCGGGAAGAAAAGAAGCATTTTTGAGAGCAGTTCCGGATTGGGAAAAAAATTGGAAGGCACAAGTAGATTATGCTTTAAAAGAACCCGGAGAACCTGGACAAGAATATCTTTCTAAAAAGTTTTCTTCATCGGAAGAAGCTGCCGACTGGTGGATGAGAAAGTGGGAAAGACCTGCAGAATATATTCAAAGTAGTACTGGTCCCAAAAAGCATAGAGAATATCTATCAAAGGTTCCAAAAGCACCTGACGGAACTGCAAAATTTAGAGAAGGTGAAAGTTCTTCTTCTTTTACTGGTGGAGTACTACCAAGTACAAAACTTGGTTCTAAAGCGGGTGATAGAAAACATCCAATAACTGGTGAATGGAAAATGCATTCTGGAAATGATTATCCTATGCCGGATGGAACTCCTATTACTATTACTAGAGATGGGGTGGTTACTAGATCTGAGGTTAATGGTTCGATGACTAGTGGATATGGAAACTTGATCGAGATTCAACATTCTGATAGATCAAAATCAATATACGCGCATTTATCTGATAGAAAAGTTGGTGTTGGGAGTAAAGTAAAAGCAGGAAGTGTGATTGGAACTGTTGGTAGTACAGGGGGGTCAACTGGTTCACATTTACACTTTGAATATGATGATCCTAATGGAAATACGGTATCCAATTGGCAAACTTTAAATTCAAAAGCGGATAAAACTTTCTTGTTTGGTGATAATGTTAAACCATCGATAACATATAAATTAGCTATGAAAGGAGGAAAAGAAGGTATTATAGAAAAGGGAATATGGAAAGCTAAAAAGTGGACTCCAGAAGAAAAGCAAAGATATAATAGTGCCCAAAGTCAGGCATCAAATTCTCCACAAAAACCAACACAAATTGGGGGTAGACCTTCCACAGCAGAACAATTAAGACAAAGTGGAATACAAGTACAAGGAAAATTACAAGATGGTGGTCTCATAGCACCATCAAAACCAAATCGCACAATACCAAACTCATTTGCTTCTTATGAGACTCCAGGATCTGGAATGATGATTGCAATTCAACCAATGATTCAATATATTGAGAAACCATCATCTTCAAAATCAATTGACTTTCCGATGATAGTTCCAATTCCAGTAAATAGTAGTATGCCTGATTTAAGTTTAAGTAGAGGATAAAATGCCAGCAAATATTGCAGCACAAGGCGGCCAAGCCCAAATTGATTTATTTGAATTTTATTCAAATTATGGTAGACCTAAAGTTGATATGTCGGGGGGTATTGTTGAACTTAATTATTATGAGAGTATTTTAGATCCTACTATTAGAGTTAATGCAACATTTGCAGATACTGGATATCGAAAAGAAGAAGGTTCTGCAGTTACTGAAGAGGAAGGTCTTAAACTTACTGTAGGTGAAAAAGTTGAACTTAAGATGACTGATGGATATGATAAAACACTCTCACTTCTTGGTTCTAAGCACTTGCGAATTAAAGAACCAAGACAAACCGTAAGTACAACAAACAAAGTCACATTTACAGTCGATCTTTTCACTAAGGAAGCAATTGATAATGAGTTAGTGGAATATCGGGTTAAAAAAAGATATGATGGAAAAATATCCGATTCAGTAAATAAAATTTTAACAGAGGTTTTAAAGACACAAAAAGAAATTGATATTGATACTACACTAAACAATCTAAGTTTTATTGGGAATGTTGAAAAACCTTTTTATAAATCTGCATGGTTAGCACCAAGATCTGTACCTGATGTTGCAGACTCAAAAGGAAAACTTGCAGGATTTTTCTTTTATGAAACTTATGAGGGATATAAATTCAAGTCAATTGATAAACTGTTTGAGCAAAAACCAAAAAGGAGATTGATATTTAATAATATAATCGGAGAAATTCCACCAACTTATGATGCAAAAATTTTACAATATTCCTTTGAGAGTTCTTTGGATCTTAAAAATATATTAACTACAGGATCTCAATTAAAATCAGAACTTAATGCAGTAAACACTTATCAAAGTAAATATCGTAAGAATGATTTTGATTCTAAAGAACAATTTAAAGAAAATAATATTGGTGGAAAAGAACAACCTGTAATTGCAAAAGACTTAGATATCCAAAATAAAACATCAAGAAGATCTTTTAAATTTGATGACCAAGGTGCTTTGGTTGAAGGAAAAGATTTAAAGTCTCAACTTCCAAAATCAAAAGAGATAAACTATAATAATGATGAGATTTTAAGACAATCTTATATGAGATATAATAATCTTTTCTCTACTAAACTTTCAATCGCAATTCCAGGAGACTTCGATCTTCGTGCTGGAGATTTAGTTTACTGTGATTTCCCAGAGATTTCTAGTAATCCCACAAAACTTGTAAGTCAAAAAGTAAGTGGAGTTTATATGATTGCAGATTTGTGTAATCATATAACAAAAAATGGATGTTATACAAGACTCAATCTTGTAAGAGAATCAATTGGGAGAAAATAAGTATAAATGATAATAAATAATAACAATTAACATCGTGTTCCAAATGGATAGGACACTTCAGCAGCACATTAATAATGATAAGGACGAATTAGATAGTCCCAATACAAACAGCCAACGTCGGCGTCATTTGGAAGATGAACTCGATGCTCTTAAAAAGTATCAAGAAAGACATCCTGATGATGAACACGATCCAACTCCCTTGGAACTCTACTGTGATTCAAATCCAGATGCTCTCGAATGCCGTATGTATGATGACTGATGAGTGAATATTCTGGAAATTTTGATTTAAATACAGTTTCTTCTGTACCAAGATGGTTTGGTAGAGTAGTTTCTGATGTATCTTGGCAGGAAAATATTGAGGACGAACTTTTTAGTGAAGCAGAACAACAAAAAGGATGGGGATATCGATATCGCATAAGATATTTTGGATTGCATTCTGCAAATACTCAGGATCTTCCTGACGAACAGTTGCCTATGGCAAATGTGGTTATGCCAGTTACTGCAGGTTCTGGTCTTGGTGGATTTCATGACACTCCTGCACTTTCTTCTGGTACGATTGTAACTGGATGGTTCTTAGATGGAATGGCAGGACAAGAGCCTTATATTGATGGAGTATTAATTAACTCCAATAATGATGTTCCAAAAGAACAACCAAAAGGTGAAATAGGTGGTGGTCAACTCTTTAATCAAACTTATAAAGAAGGAACACCAGAAAGAGGTGCATTTGTCCCAACCAATTTAATAGGAACTCAAGAATATTGGAAAGTAATTCAATCAATTGGTGATAAAATTCATTTAAGTGACAGTGCAGTTCAAGCTTGGACAGAACAAGATCTTGATAGGAAAAAACCAACACCACTCGCAAGTCCCTGTAAAACTGATAATAGTCCTTTCAAGGGAATTCAAACAACAATTCAAAATCTACTGAATGATATTAAAGATTATGATACGATTGCAGAACTTTTTGGTGGTGGAGATCCTGATAGAGAAAAATTTATTCAGAAAGTTTTAGATATTGCAACTGGCGATATTACAGGATATGTAAAAAGTTTATTTGATAGTATTCGTGGTTATGCTTATAATGTAGTTTCCGATTCTGCAAAAAAGGTATTGCCTTTTCTATTTCCAAGTGAGATGCCAAAATTTATGAAGAAAATAAATGAAGGAACCAATCTTCTTTCTTGTTTGTTTAATAAATTAGTAAGACAACTTCCAGGTTTAATTGGAAATATATTATCAGGTTTACTTGATAAACTTATTGATACTGCATTTTGTTTTGTTGAAAGTTTTGTATCTGACTTATTAAATAACTTTGGTATTTTAGATCAAATTACAAATGCAGTACAAACTGCAATTGCATTATTTTCTCAGGGTGTTGGTCTTGTAACTGGTGCCATAGATTCTATATTTAATGCATTAGATTTTGCAAATGGTATTCTTAACTTTTTCAAATGTGATGATGATGCAGCATGTCCTCAACAACAAGAAATTAATTTGGCGGGAGCATTCTCTCAGGGTGGAGATCCTCAGGTTTCTTTTGATAAGTTAATTGGACCAAATCCAGTATTCTCTTATGGATCTGGAAATGGAAGTTCTTCAAATCAACCAGACTATAGTACTGCTTTCAAATGACAGAATTACTTAGAGAGGAATTTGTAGATCGTCAAGATAAAAAAAGAAAAGAATTTAATGGATTTAAAAATGATCCTATAAGAGTTTCTTTTTATGATATTGATGAAATGAGAGTAAATGATGTGACAAGAAGTGAAGCAAATAAAATCGCGGCCGCAAATCCATCACAACTTTTTTATTTTCAAGATAAGAATAGGATTCAACAAGAATTAACAATAAGTCAAGTTAATGCTTTAGTTCCATCTAACGATTTGGCAACATCATCTCCTTGCGATACAGGAGCAAAACCCTCTGGACCTCCAATTTTAAATATTTTTGGTGGGGAAGGTTTAGGTGTACAGGCAAATACAATTATAAGTCCAGTTTCTTCTGGAGTTATTGGATTTGATATTGTTAATGGTGGAAAAAATTATACCTCACCACCCTTCGCACAACTTGTTGATCAGTCTGGAAAGGGATCTGGAAGTAAATTGCAAACAGAAATAAGTAATGGAAGTGTTACTCGAATAAAAATTAAAGCACCTGGTGATGGATATCTTGCTGCTCCAGATGGCAGTTATAGTGGTGGTGGTAGGGTAATTAAAAGACCAGAGCAGGGTCTAATTCAAAAACCTGATGGAACTTATGTTGTTGTACCACCAAATGTAACTCCAGAATTAGAACCAGAAGACATACTTATTCCACCAAGTATCCCACCCATACAACCATCAATATATCCAGTAATTCTTGAGATAGAAGATATAGATATTGATAATCCTGGATTTGGATATCAACCAGGTGATCAAATAATAGTAACACCTGATCGTGGAGCAGTCTTAGAACCTGTTATAGATAATGGTAGAATCATTAGAATAAATGTAATAAGTCCAGGATCAGGTTTTGATGATTTCCCGGAAATTACCACAAATTCTCCCACAGGATATAATTTATCAGCAAGACCTATTTTTAGAGTAAGAAGATTGGATGAAGAGCAAAGTTTTATTCCACCTCCAGGAGCAACAATTATTTCAGTTGTAGATTGTGTAGGAATAGTACCGCCAAAAAAAGAATTTGATAGGGTTCCAAGATGACAAAATCAAGAAATTACGAGACAAGATCGCAAGGAACTAAAGATGGTTCTATAAAATTTGGACATATCCATGAAGATCAAGTAAAATCATCTGCTCTTATTCAAGGTCAAGAATCGTTAGAATATATTGTACTTGATCAAACTGAGCCAAGAAAACGATGGATTACCTCTCGGTGTAGGGGAAGATATCAAGTTAAGTCTGGTGATGATATTCCAAAAGATGCAGTTGGAATGTACTTTGATGCTTCCAATAGTGATATTGTTATTCGTACTGGCGGAAGAATTCGTATGGAGGCTGAGAATATTGATTTAATTGCTCGGGGTAAAACAAATTCGAGCGGTGTAATTAACATTCACTCCAATGAGAGTGTAAATATTAAGACCAAAAGATTTACCGCAAATGCAAATGAATCAATCAGTTTATTTACTGATGGTGAGATGCAGCAGACTGCAATAAATATTATGAAAATTGTTGCTGGTAGTGTTCAGAAAATGACTTCGATGAGTTCAATTAAACCACCATCACTACCAATTCTTAATGATATAGTTCAGATCGCAAAACCTTTTCCATTATAAGCATTACAACTTATGTCAAGTTCAAGTGATTTTGAGTTGATCCATGGTCAACTTCATGTAACAAAAGACGAAACTAAACCAGAAAATCTTGGTAGAGGTCCAGCAACAATTCGTGGTGCTGCTTACATGCAAGGACCTACAGTAGTCGGAAACGATAAATCTCATAATCAAATTACTGCAACATTAATGGTTGCACCATTAAAAAATAATGATTCTCCAACTCCTAATGTTTTTGGATCTGTATGTGGAACCTCTCCAAATAAATTATCATTATATACTATAGGAAACTCTGCGGTTAAAGGAAGTTTTTTTGTAAGTTCCAATATTCTTGCGAGAAGAAATATCACCTCACAGTCTAATGTAAAATCTCAGTGTGGTAAGCATGTTCTTTCTAGAAAAAAGAACTTTGATATTCCTCACCCATCAAAAGAAGGATGGAGACTCAGACATACTTGTATAGAAGGTCCCTCAAATGATGTTTATATTAAAGGAAGAGTTAAAAATTCTACAGAAATAAGTCTTCCAAGTTACTGGAAAGACTTTGTAGATATTCGGTCGATTGTAATTACACTTCAACCAATTGGTGCTCATCAAGATGTTATTATTAAGAGATGGGATGAGAGCAAAGTATATCTTCAATCAAAAGGCGGAATGCCTATTGATTGTTTTTATCACATCATTGCAGAAAGAATTGATGGTGAAAAATTAATTGTTGAATATAAAGGATCATCTCCAGCAGATTATCCTGGAGATAATTCAGAATATTCAGTTTCTGGATACCATTATGATACTAAAGAAGAGGTTTGATTATGGATGATATATTTGTAAGTGATAGTGATTTTTTGGATGCAGAAGAATTTATAGAGATTCCCGATACTGGTATACATGATTTTACCAGACCAATTCTTTATACTGCATTAGACGAACCTGCAGAAATCATAAACCTTGATGCTGGAAATTTAAGAGTTGATTCTGCTGCAAATGTAGTGGGGAATCTTTCATCTGGATCTAGAACATTACCAAAGAATTTTCTTGGAATTTCAGCACATTCATTTACTGGAGAAAGAAGTGCAATCTCAGATTCTTTAGGTGGAATAGAGGACTATACAAACGTTGGTTCTTTTACTACAAGTGTTTATAATCCATCAGAACCTACTCATATTGGATTTGGTACTTATGGTGGTTTTGGAAATTCCATTGCAACAAATGCAAATGGAAGTTTAATTATTATTGGAAACAGAACGTCAATTATTGATGGATATTTTGTAGGAATAGGAACTACGGTTGGTATTGCAACTTATTATGGAAGTGCCTATTTGTATGAGAGAATTTCAAATAATTTTATAAAAAGAGATTGTATTGTTGGAGAATATTCCAAGGCAGGCCTTGGAGCAACGCACGGAGTTGGAATTGGAACCACAAGTATTGATGATTATGGTTACTCTGTTGCAATGTCTCTTGATGGAAAAACTTTTGCTGTTGGTGGACCAAATGTTATTGAGGAAACACGAATTGTTGGTGTATCATCGACAAGTGTTGGATTCTCTACTGCATTAAGAACCGGAGTAGTTTGGGTTTATGATTATAAACCGCCAGTAGATCCAGAATATTGTGGTATTGCAAACTCAACATTTTGTGAACTCTTAGATTCAGAATCTCTAGGAACAGATTCATTATTTGCCTGTGGAATTGGGAGTACAAATATATGCGAGTCTGCAAAAAATGTAGATAAACTTATCGTATTGAGAGGAGAATCTGAAGGAGATTTATTTGGTCAGTCACTTGCAATTAGTGCAGATGCAAAAGTTTTAGTAGTTGGTGCTCCGGGAGCTGGATGTACTACACCACCTTATAATTCAGGTGGTGTCTATGTATATGATAGAAATGATAATACTTATGATAAAGTTGGTATTTTAACCAGTCCTTCTTCAGGAACTTTTGGTAGCAGTGTCTCTGTAGATGGAGTTGGAAATATTATTGTTGTTGGTAATATTGCACAGAATAAATCTTATGTTTATGAGCGGAATGAAAATACATATGGACTTTTCCGTAAAATAGGAGATTTGATATTAGGAGGCACTCAAGTATGTGTAAGTGATGATGGAGCAACTGTGATTGTTTCTAATGGAACAAATTCAACGGTTTATGATAGATCTGGAAGCACATTTACTTTAGTTGGAACTCTTACTGGTGGAGAAGTTGGAATTTCTTGTTCTCCTGATGGAAAAGTTATAACAACAGCAAATACTAATGCGTATTATGTCTATAATAGAGAGGGTGATACTTTTTATTTGAATGCAACTGAGTCAGCCACTATAAACTCATTTGATATGAGTACAAATACAAAAGTGATTTATCGTGGAAATAGTGCTGAAGTTGTTGGATCTGGTAAAATTGGCAAAGTTTATTGTGATGACCAGTCTTTAGAGACCTTTGTATACACAGATGCAAGTGGAAATGTTGGTGTTGGAACTTCACAACCATCAACGAGACTTCATGTAAGTGGTAATACTAGAATTGATGGTAATACTACAATTAATGGAAATGCTAATATTAGTGGAATTGTAACTGGAGCAATTTTTTATGGAGATGGTTCTGGGTTATACAATATTGGTGGCGGAGCTCAAGTAATTGCTGGTATTGATACTGCAGGAACTTCTAGTTTTACTGATTTGTATGTTTCTAATACATTAACTGTTAATGGTAATGCTAATATTGCAGGAATCGTAACTGCTTCTTCTTTTGTATCTTCAGGAACAACCGCAGTTTATGTTGGAATTAATACATCTACAGTAGATTCTAATACAACTTCATTCCATTATGTTACTTTTGATACTACTAATAGTGCTGTTAATATTTCAAATTTTACTTCTGGTAAAAAGTTTGAAATAATTGCAAGAAATAGTTCTGTTGGTAGTAGAAATATTATTATAAGATCTAGTACAAATACAACTGGGCATACTGCTATTCCACAAATTGTTCACGCTGCTGGAACGATTACAACTGGAACTATAAGTATTAACGCCACTTCTGGTCTATTGATAAGTATCTTTAATATGGGTGGCACCATCATTGCATCTTACTGATGAACCTTGACAACCTTCAAAGACCTTGCTATAATACATAGGTAATCACGAAACGACCAAATGCAAGACGAATACCTCTCACGATGCGTGGTAGACCCTCTTAAGCGTACTGTATATCTTTATTCTAGTGAAGGGTCAGAAAAGCAAGTGTCCTGTGAGACCGTTGAACAGTTTATGAATGTGCTAGACTTTGTTCGTGCTACTGTGGATGAGAAAACTCTCTCATACGCAAATCCACTTTAAAATCCATTTTAGGTCGATAAAAATCCCGGCAAATTTTTTCCCTTATTACTTTTTTGGAAAGTATGAATCCTTACAAAATCAACTATAAGACTCTAAAGGAAGAACAAGTAAAAACAACTCCAGAAAATGTAAAAGAGGCAAATGAAGCCTTATTTCGTGCTAAAATGACTCTTCCTGCAGCAGCAAAACACTGCGGTATGAGTCAAAAAGAGATGAAACTGACTTTCTTTGAGTATTTGAAGTATCATCCAATTACTTATTCTGAGTGATTTTTATGCCCGTGTAGTCCAGCGGCAGAGACAGGGCGCTTAAAACGCCTCCAGGGTCGGTTCGAATCCGACCACGGGTATTAAATAAATAATCAAAAAACGCCAATGAAATATAAGATTACTTGTTCTTATAATTGGTACGAAACTGATGAAGATAGGTTTATAATCAAAACTTATTATATAAACGGAATTCCATTCACATTTGATGATGTTCCATCAATTATGCAGGACAATCCAGAAATTATTGAAAGAGCAGAACAACAACTTACGATGACTCCAGAAATTTTCTATCAAAAATCATTCTATCTTATAGACGAAGAAGCACATCCTTGTTTATTTGAAATGGACCTTGAAAATCCAGAAGTGCTTGACGAAATCCTTTAGGTATCTTATACTATTTTTATTGCCTCTAAAGCATTGTGGTGATGCACCGCTCTTGTAAAGCGGAGACGACAGTTCAATTCTGTCTAGAGGCTTGAGTTCACTATAACTCCAATATGTCTCTAATATCACAAAAAGACCGCGAAATGGTTATCGAATCACTTGAGTATTACATTCATAAACTCAAGGAAGATAACTGTACTGACGCATCTATAACTGCTTTTAACACTCTTCTAAAATGGATAGAACTGGAGCACTATAAAAATGAAAATTAATAATAGTGCAGAACAAAACTATGTCAAAATATAATTTTCTTCAACAACTTGAAGATGATGAAGAATGTAAAGAATTAAAGGAATATCCTGGATATTTTATTACTACAAAAGGAAGAGTGTGGAGTAGTATAAAGGGAAAAGGTAGGTGGTTAAGTCAGTATAAACAAGGAAAATATTATTGGGGAGTTATGATTGGTGGAAATAAATTAGTATATCAATTAGTTGGAAGAAATTTTCTGAATGACTATAAAAATGGAATGCAAATTCTTCACAAAAATGAAAATCTAAATTATCCTAATATAAATTTTTTAGATAATCTTTATGTTGGAACACAAAAAGATAATATTATAGATAAAAATATAAAAAATAGAGGTAGATACGGAGGTAAATCACATTTAACTGCTAAAGAAATTGACGAAATTAAAATAATGTGGAATAATACTAGTGGAGAAACTATTAATAAATTTTCCACAAAAGTATGTGGTCTATATGGAGTTAGTAGAACTACAATCTCTTATATTGTAAAAGAAAAAACTTGGTATTATGTTTAGAAAGGAGGTAGAACAATTAAAATAAATCTCTGGTATTGTGAGGGTATGAAGCAGTGGCGTTGGATTTTAACAGATGATCATCGTCCTGTTGTTAAGCAAGAATCAGGACAAAGACCATTTCTGCGTGATGCGATGAATGATGTTGCAAATACTGTAGAATATATGTTAGAATCCCAACAAAGTGAGTAAAAATACCCATAGTGAAATCTGATTTTTTTATAGATACAGTAAAGAAATGTGAAGTAAGAGATCTTCTCAATACTTTTCATTATCTTAAAGACGAATCCAAAGATTTCAAAGTAAGTCCTTACTCCTATGGTCTCTACCGAAATAGTGTTACAGATGTTCTCCATATTGGTGGTTGTCTCGGTGTTTGTATCTTTACTGGTCTTCCAGTCCCCGAAATAGCAGTAGGTGCATTTGGACTTCAGAGACACGAGCAGGAGGGTCTCTATGAACTCTCAAGACTCTGTATTCACCCTGATATCCAAAAAGAGGAATATAACATTACATCTTGGTTCGTTAGTCGTTGTATAAAGAGGTTTAGAAAAGATGCCCGCGTTCGTTGTATTCTTAGTTATGCTGACTCTAATCACCACTCTGGAATTATATACAGAGCTTGTAATTTTAGTTACTACGGTTTAACAGACTCCAAAAAAGACTTCTATTATGCTGATGGTACAAAGCACTCAAGAGGTTCTGTAAGGGGTGTTGAAGGTGAATGGAGAGACCGTAGCAGAAAGCATAGATACTTGATGGTATTTGATAATGAACTTAAAAAAAAGTTGACGTGGAAAGAAGAGAAGTGGTATAATAACTCTGGTGATACTTAACCAAACCCCTTCCGTGTGACTTCAAAACCTCCTTCGGGAGGTTTTGTTGTATGATAAATAACTCATAACGGAAACTATAAGTATTAATAAGATGGGTCTTTCACGCCTAGAGAATTTCTTAAAATCAGGACGCGGCACAATTTTATATGTGGATCCAAGCAGTCTTGATTCTACTGATAGTATTGAAAATTCAGGAAATAGTTTAACAAGACCGTTCAAGACTATTCAAAGAGCATTAGTTGAGGCTGCAAGATTCTCATATCAACGTGGTCTTAATAATGATAGATTTAATAAAACTACAATTGTATTATATCCAGGTGATCATTTAGTAGATAACCGTCCTGGATATATTCCAACAGGGTCTGGTACTTTTTCAGCAAGAAGTGGGCAGACAGGATTAACCGATCTAAATCAATGGGATTTGGATACAGTTTATGATTTAGCGACTCCAGATAATACTCTTTATAAATTAAACTCAATTCACGGTGGGGTGATTGTTCCAAGAGGAACATCAATCGTTGGTATGGATCTTCGTAAAACAAGAATTCGCCCAACATATGTTCCAAACCCAGTAAATGATAATATTGAAAGATCTTGTGTTTTTCGTGTAACTGGTGCTTGTTATATCTGGCAATTTACAATTTTAGATGCAGACCCAAACGGAACTTGTTATAAAGATTATACCTCTAATACCTTTGTTCCTAATTTTTCTCATCACAAACTCTCAGGATTTGAGTATGCGGATGGGGTAAATCCTGTAGTAATTAGTGATGATTTTCTCACATACTCTACAACCAGAACTGATCTGGATATGTATTATGAGAAAGTTGCTCGCGTTTATGGTACTTCATCTGGAAGAGAAATACAACCAGATTATGGTGATGGGACTATAGATATTCAACCAGTTATTGACGAATACCGCATTGTAGGATCTACAGGTGCATCAGTAGGTATTACAAGTATTAAGGCAGGTAATGGAGTTACTCCAACTACAACAATTACAGTAGATCTTGTAGAATCAATTGAAGGTTTAAGTGTTGACAGTCCAATTCAAATTAGTGGAGTTAATTCTGCTTCTTATGATGGCCAATTTGTAGTTTCTACAGTTTTAAGCGATACTCAATTTACATATAAAGTTCAAAATACTCCTCTAAATCCACTACCAAATACAACTGGATCTACGATGAGTCTTGTTGTAGATACTGTTACTTCAGCATCTCCATACATCTTCAATATTTCTCTGCGCTCTGTCTATGGAATGTGCGGATTACTTGCTGATGGGGATAAAGCAACCGGATTTAAATCTATGGTTGTTGCTCAATATACTGGTATTGGTCTCCAAAAAGATGATAATGCCTTTGTAAGATATGATACTAGTTCTGGTGAGTATAAGGATTCTACAACTATAACCAATCTTCATACAAATTCAAGATCAAGATTCAAACCTGAGTATGAGAATTTCCATATTAAAGCAACAAATGATTCCTTCCTACAATTAGTTTCTGTCTTTGCTATTGGTTATGCTCAACACTTTGTAACTGAAAATGGTGGAGATATTGCACTCAATAACTCCAATTCTAACTTTGGCGCAAAGTCATTAGTATCATCAGGATTTAAGAGAACTGCATTTGAACAGGATGACCAAGGATATATTACACATATTATTCCACCAAAAGAAATTGAAGAAGAAGAAATTAGTGTTGAGTTTGCATCATTGGACGTTGGCATTACCACACAAAAGTCTGTAGGTGCTGCAACAACAAGTCGTTTATATCTTTATAACCAAACAGATGAAAATGTCGCACCAAAAGTTATTATTGATGGATATCATATTGGTGCAAAAGAAAACGAAGAATTAAACGTTCAAGTATTTCAGAGTGGTATAATCACTTCTTATGTATCAAGAGTTGTAATGCCTGCTGGGCCTTATAATACAACTCAATCTTCATCAGAAAAAGTCTTTACAGTTGGAAGAGATAACGTAGGAATTAATAGTATTACTTCAAATACTTTAACATTAACTCAAAATCACTCATTTATTAATGGAGAATCAATTCGCATAATTGCTGATAATGGTCACTTACCTGATGGTATTGAGCCAGATCAAGTTTATTATGCAATTACAAAAGAATCTTCAGTTGGAATTACTACAAATCAAATTCGTATTGCTAAAACTTTAAGTGATGCTATTAATGGTGCAGTTTCTGCATCTGCAATTGATCTTAATAACAAAGGTGGAGTATTAAGTATTGTAAGTAGAGTTTCTGATAAAAATCCAGGAGATATTGGACATCCTGTCCAGTGGGATACTGGTGGATATTGGTACATTAATGTTGCAACTACAAATAATCAAATCTATGATACTATTAATTCATTAGGAGTTGCTGGTCTTGGAAATGCAACAACAAGATCTTATGTTACAAGAAAACCAGATTCTAGAAGTTTAATTGATACTCTCTACCGTGTTCGTTATGTCTTACCGAAAGAGTCTGCTGGTAGACCTCCAATTGATGGATTTATTCTTCAGGAGTCTAACGATATTATAGGAGACGGAACCGCAGAGATTTCGCAACTCTACAATAATTCTGGTTCAATTTCAAACGTTTCTCAGTTAAGAAATACAAACTTTATAGCATCTGCATCTTGGTCTTCAAATGTTGCCACAGTTAGATGCGAACTTCCTCATAATCTCAAAGTAGGAGATGAAGTAGAGATTGTAAATGTAACACCAATTGGATATAATGGAACTTATGCTGTTGCATCTTTAGTAAGTACAAAAGAATTTACTTATGCTCTTGCAACTAATCCTGGAACGTTTACGAACGATACATCTTCAAGAACTTCAAGTCTCCCATATTTTAGAAGAAAGAAATATGGAAAGACCTACCAGGTTTATAGAACACAAGAGATTCAACCATATCTCAGAAATATTCAAGATGGTGTCTATTACCTCACTTTACTGAATCATTCAAATTCACCAACAGTTACTCCTTTTAGAGAGCAGTCATTCGCACAACCAGTTGAAAATCTATATCCACAAACAAATAATGACAATCCAAATTCAGACCCAGATGCATCAGTATCTCACGCGCTTCCAGCAACAATTGGTGAAGTTGTAGTTGATGATTCTCAAAAGAGTATCACTAAAGAAACATTAGAATCTTTTGTTGTTGGATTTGGAATAACAGATATTCTTTCTTCAAGTGGAACTTCTCACACAATTTACACTGCACTTGATCACGGATTCTCTGGAATTACCACAGTTAGTATTATAAGTGGTGGTGCGGAATATGGATCTACTGCTGGTTTTAGTGGAGATCTTTATAATGCAACGCTAGTTGGATTTGCAGGATCAACCACAGGTTCAAATGCGACTGCAAAGATTACAGTTTCCTCTGGAGCAATTACTGCAGTTAAGATTATTGATGGTGGTTCTGCATATGGTATTGGTAATACATTAAGAGTTGTTGGAGTTTCTTCTACAACAGGATTTACTGAAGCTGTAGTTATAGTTGAGTCAATTTCCAATAATATTGCAGATACTTTTAAGATTGTTGGAGTTTCTTCTGCAACAAACGCAGAATATAACACTCTTTATAGAATTTCTGGCATATCAACAGGCAAATCAAAAGAAATTAATGTTATATCTTCAGAAACAATCTCTGGATTTACAACAACAGGTCTAGGAGTAACAGTCACTACAAACTCTGGATATATTCCAACAGGCAAGGTTCTTGAAATCTCAACACTCACCTACACACCTTCCTCCGGTACTGCAACCGTTGGATTCACTACAAGTCACGGATTCCAGGTTGATAATAAGATTTATATTAGTGGCGCAAACGAGTCTGCATTTAATGGTGATTTTATTGTTAAGAGAGTTAATAGTTCTGTAGGAATCTCTTCGATTGTAATTAATGTAGGCACTTCTGTAACAACATCTACTAGTGCATCGGGAACATTATATGCATATCGTCCAGTTCTAACATCTTATGCAGGAGATTTAGTCAAAGATACTGAGAGTTCTTCTGGCCGTTTGAATTATGAGTATGCAGGAATTACAACTGTTCTTAATACTCAATACACCACCACAGATACTGGCAATTTAAATATTCCAAATGCTGTTGCTCTTGGTCTGAATCTTGGTGATTATCTATTGATTAATAATGAAATCTTTAGAATTGATACTGCAGTTACTTCGAGTGATGTTTCAGTTCTGAGAGCCGTTCTTGGTTCTCCAAGACAAACTCACGTTACAGGTTCAGTTGTTCGTAGAATTCACGTTCGACCAGTTGAACTTCGTCGCAACTCAATCATTCGTGCATCTGGACATACTTTTGAATATCTTGGATATGGACCTGGTAATTACTCAACTTCACTTCCAGAAAAGCAAGACAGAGTATTATCATCTTCAGAAAAGTTCTTAGCACAAGCAACAAAAACTGATGGTGGTATTGTTGTTTATACTGGAATGGATAGTGAAGGTGGTTTCTATGCAGGAAATAAGAAAATCAATTCTGCAACAGGAAAGGAAGAAAGTTTTGATACTCCAATTCCAACAATTACTGGAGAAAAAAATACAGATGATTTAGTTAATATTACTGAAACTCAAAAGTTATTTGTAGAGTCTTCTATAAGAGTTCAAGGTGGAAAGGATAAAAAGATCGTATCCGAATTTGATGGTCCTGTAGTCTTCAATAGTAAAGTCACTACTAATTCAGATATTGAAGCAAATTCATTATTCATTCAAGGCGAAGAAGAAGTATCAAGAAAGTATACTATTTCAAATTCAAAACCAACTGAATCTGGAAATTATGGAGACATTTCTTTCAATTCACAACCAGAAAAATATAACTTTATTGGTTGGACTTATGTAACTGAAAATAAGTGGGAACCATTTGGATGGATTGGTGGCCCTGGTGTTGGTATCGCTTCCGCAGGAACTTATGTTGGATTTTCTACTCTTTTGAATCTTGTTGCAACAGGATTTACGTTTGGCGTTACTTATGATGCAAACTCAGGAGTCAGCACTATTACTTGGGATGCCGATCCAAGAATTGGAATTTATACTGGAGCAAATGCAACAAACTTCGTAGGTAGAGTTAAGAATCTCAATTTTGTTGGTGGTGCGGTTACAGTTTCTGGTGGATCTGATGTAGGCATTGCAACAATTTATATTTCCTCAACGGCTGGTGCTGGTGGAACAACTCCAGGACTTCCTTTAAATTCTCTTCAGTATAATAACAATGATAGTTTTGCTGGACAGAGTATTGGATATTACGATCCAAATCTTAATCAAATTAGATTTGGAAGTGCTCCAGGAACAAGTGAACTAACTTCGACATTCTTTACTAATGTTGGTTATCTTGGATTCTCAACTTCAAATCCATCAGCAAAAATTGAAATTGTTTCAGATAATGAACCTTCATTGTACATCAAATCAACTTCTGGTGGCAATATCGTAAGAGTTGATAATACTTCAAATGATACTACACCATTTATTATTGATGGTTCTGGTAATGTTGGTATTAATGTTGCTACAACTCTTGCTGCTCTTGATGTTGTTGGAAATGCTGCAATAACTGGAGAAGTTAGAATTTATGAAACTGATAGAAGTAATTATGTTGGACTTGGAGTTACGACTTTAAGTTCCGATCTTAACTTTAAACTTCCAGTATCTTATGGTACTAATGGTCAAGTTCTCGTAACTGATGGATCTGGAATACTTTCTTGGAGTACTTTTACTGGTGGAAATATTGTAAGTGCTGGTGCTGGAATTACAATTACTTATTCTGGTCAAAATGCAACACTTTCAAATAGTGGTGTAAGAAGAATTATTGCAGGAACTGGTGTTACTATCAGTCCTACAAGTGGAACTGGAGAAGTTACAATTAATGCAAGTGCTACAGGAGTAGGAACAGCAAATATCTATCCATTCACAACTCGTGGATTTAGTTACATACTTTAATTAACCTGCTTCAGGAATTACCAAAATATTATAACTGCCACAGACAGCACTGAATGTTTGATTTGATGATAATAATATTTCTGTTGGAAGTGATCCACTAATAGGATATAGAATCTGACCAACCGAACCATCAGAGAACACCAGATCGTCAATATTGGAGTATAAATTATTCTGTTTTGTTGAAATATTAAGAGATCCTGGATTTAAAACATTTCTAAAAGCAAGATTTTTCCCAATAGTAAAAGTGAAAAATTTACGAAGGTCGGCGTTCAAGGTGGATGGGAACGCGATACTCATACTTCCACTAACTCCTCCCCAACTAAAACTAATAAGTGGTACATTATTAGTTGAAAGCCGTGCCGTCATATAATTAATTATGACTCTTGCATTTTGCCCGGTATTATTAGTATAAGAAAAATTATTAGTCCCACTAAAAACTTGAGATGCCATATAAATTACTTAAAAGACTTTCCATTATTTATAAATAACTAAAACAGGTAGGCGCTCTCCACCTATGGCAGTACAAAAGAATTTCGTCATAAAAAACGGATTAGAGGTAGATACTAATCTAATCGTTGCAGATCCACAAACAAATAAAGTAGGTATAGGAACAACTATACCATTATACACTCTACACGTTAATGGTGGTATTGGTGCAACAACTGCAAATCTTGGAATTACAACAGTTTCAAATTTAGTTATTTCAGGTCCAGTAAGTGCTGCAAATACTATTGGATCTAATGGCCAATATCTTGCATCAACAGGAGCAGGAGTAACTTGGAAATCGGTAGTTGCTCCAAGAACTTCTACTGTTTATACTGCAGGAATAGGAAGTACTTCATTTTCCGTTTCATATACTGTTGGTCTCGTTGATGTTTACATTAATGGTATCAGATTAGCTCCTACAGAATTTACAGCAACTGATGGAGTTTCAGTAGGTGTTGCCGATTCCTGTTTTGGTGGTGAGACGGTAGAATTAGTAGTCTATAACTCACTTTAAGGAGGAACCATTAAATGCCTGCAAGAAACAGAGAACTTTCACAATTTGGTTCTTTCCTAGAGATTGATAATACAAATAAAAATATTGGAATTACCACAGAAGCAACACCTTATGTTGGTATAGGAACTACAAATCCATTTGCAAAACTTACAGTTATTGGAGATACAAATATATCTGGAGTTGTTTCTGCAACTGGATATTATCTAAACGGAAGTCAATTAGTAAGTGCTGCTCTTCAGACTTGGGATTTTTCTGGTTCTGATATTTATAGAGCAAATGGAAATGTTGGTATTGCAAGTACCGCACCAACAGAAAAACTTGATATTATTGGTAATATAAAGGCATCTGGAACAACTACATCATCAAGATTAATTTCTACAGTAGCAACAGGAACCGCACCACTTACAGTTACTTCGACAACAGAAGTCACAAATTTAAATGCATCACTTTTAAGAGGTGGTATTCCAGGTTCGAACATTAACTCTTTTGATGTAGTAACGAATGGTGGGACACAGACATTAACAAATAAGACTCTTACCTTACCAACATTTGGTGGGACAGGAGTTGCATTTAATGGTTCAACAAGTCAAACAACAACTGTAAGAGCATCAGCAATTGCAGGAAATAATACTATTACTCTTCCAACAACAACAGGAACTTTAGTCTCTACTGGAGATACTGGAACTGTAACTTCTAATATGATTGCAGATTTGAATATTACAAATTCTGACGTATCTGCAACTGCTGCAATTGTTTATAGTAAACTAAATCTTACAAGTTCAATTATAAATACTGATATTGCAGCAAATGCAGGAATTGATATAGGAAAACTTTCTGCAAATAAAATTTCTGGAATACCTTTAGGTAGTAATTTAAATAATCTAACCGCAGGTTCCTTTATTAATTATGATTCAGGAACAACTTATAATGGATCTACTGCAATTACTGTTTCAGTAGCAGCAACCACAGCAAATACAGGAAATACTGTTGTCGCTCGTAATTCTTCTGGAGACTTTACTGCAGGAACAATTTCAGTAACAAACCTAACAGCATCTCAAACAGTTCAGGCACAAGACTTCAATTCAACTTCAGATGAAAATCTAAAGACTAATATTGTAACAGTTGAGAATGGATTAGAAACAATTAAGTCTCTTCGTGGTGTTACATTTGATTGGAAATCAAATCAAAAACCGTCAATTGGTGTAATTGCACAAGAACTTGAGAAAGTTCTTCCAGAATTGGTAACTGACGGCGATCCAAAGACTGTGAATTATAATGGTCTGATTGGAATTTTAATCGAGGCAGTTAAGGAATTATCTGCAGAAGTAGAGAACCTTAAGGCACAACTAAATAACTAAAAGCCGAGTGTAAACGAAGATGGCGATTAAGATTAATAATACTACCGTTATTGACGATAGTAGACAGTTTATTCCAGCAACTATTTCTGCAGGTTCAACCACAGGATCATCAGGACAGGTATTACAGTCAACAGGAACTGGAGTTACTTGGGGATCAGGCGGAGGATCTGGAACATTCGATACTGGAATTACTACATCAGTATATGTTTCAGTTACGTCTGGTATTGCTACGGGTATTGGTACAACAGCATCCCAAATAATATCATCACAAATATTCAGAAATGGTGATATCTTTATTGGACCAGGAATTGCATACTCTTTTCCATCAACTGCAGGAAGAGAATATATAATCGAATCAATCCATATTACAAATAAGTCTGAAAATAACTTATATATTTCGGGAAGACAAGATTTTAATGGTGGTCAGAATGTTCCTATTGCAAATAGAATTATCATTCCCTATCAAGGTTCACTAGAACTCTTAGAACAACCAAGAGTTGCAAACCCATCAGATATTCTTAGATTGCAAGCATTAACTGGTATTGCAACAGATTCATTAGGTCACGATGGTGGATTGGATGCCTTTATTACAATCTCATCAAAAGCAGATATTAATTATATTGGTATTGGAGAAACAATTATATCAACTGACCAAGAAATTTTTACTTCTGTTACATATCCATCAGTAATTCAATCAATCAGTCTTGCAAATTATAATATGAGTATTGATGCTGATATTACAGTTTCTGTGTTTCGTGGAGGAACTGTAGGTGGTATTAGCACTACTGGTGTAAGACTTGGTTACTTAGCATATAACTTAACTGTTCCTAAAAATAGTGTGGTTGAAATCTGCCAAAAACCAAAACAACTTTTAGCAGGAGATTCAATTCTTGTTACAACAACTCCAGCAAACTCTGTAGGTATTGTTCTTGCAGGTAAATACATAGTCTGATAGAATTAATTTATTTGAAAAAATCTTATGTTTAATATTAAATGTCGGAGTCTTTTTCCGACTGACTTGTACTTTGTCGATATTTACGATCAAGCAGAGAATGAGAGTTATAAACAAGAACTTCTAAGACTTTCAAAAGAGAGTCCAGGAGAAGTTAGAAGTAATCGTAATGGTTGGCAGAGTGATATAACTCTCTGGAATAATGAGACCTTTAAACCACTTCTAGAAAAATCTTCTAATATTGTTCAGTCAATTATTTCAGACCTTTCACAAAATCGGCCTGAGTTTGTGATTCGTTCGATGTGGGGAAATGTAAATCCAAAAGGTGGATATAATTTTACACACGTTCATCCGACTGGTTGGATGAGTGCTGTTTATTATGTTGCACTTCCTCAAGGTTCTCCAGGTATTACTTTTGAAGATCCAAGGCCTGCAAAATTGATGGATTTTCAACAGAGTTGTTTGGTGGATACAAATCATTTTACTCATACTCCAAAGGTTGGTGAGTTAGTTTTATTTCCTTCTTGGTTACCTCATTTTGTAAATCCAAACCCAACAGATGAAAATCGTATTTCTATTTCTTTTAATGTGGAGTTAATGGTATGAGTTCTGTATTGATTGCGATGCCTTGCTATGGTGGAATGGTAAGTGATAAGACTGCAAAAGGTCTTTTTAATCTTGGAAAGGGATTGAATAAAAATGGAATCGATCACGGTCTTCTAACAATAGCGAATGAAAGTCTTGTAACCAAAGCGAGATCAAGAATTGCTAATTTCTATATGAATAATACTGAGTATGAGAAAATTCTGTTTATTGATGCTGATGTGGGATTTACAAACGAAGATGCACTTAAGGTTATCTTAGCAGACAGAGATATTGTATGTGGTGCATATCCGATGAAAGGTATTCCACTTCGTTACAATTACAATATTTCTTCACCACCAGTCGCAGAAGAAGGGTTGGTGCAGATTGAAAACATTGGATTTGGTTTTTGTTGTATCAAACGTCAAGTATTTCAGAACATTCAAAATCGTTATGGAGATGAATTGAAGTACTATCCAGCACTAAATAATTCTAGTTATCCTCCAACAGAACAAGAATATCACAATTCATATCATTATTTTCTTGAAATGAGAAAAGATATGTCTTTCCTACCAGAAGATTTTTCATTTTTTGAAAGAGCATCAAGTGTAGGATACAAATCTTGGTTAGATACAAGTATTCGTCTGTCTCATGTTGGTTCTCACGTATATCAAGAAGAGTAAGAACAAATGTCTGGAGTATTTGGTCTCAAAAAGGTCTATAAAAAACAAGTTCTAAATGTAAGTAATAGAAATTTTGAATCTTGGCCTGAAAGTGCTACTACTGGTTACTTTGGTGGTGGATATAATAGTTCTCGTTTTTCTACCATAGATCGCTTAGATTTCTCCACAGAAACCACATCAGTACCAACACCTAAGTTATCTCAAGCAAAAAGTTTCTTAGCAGCAGTCTCAAGCAGTTCTTATGGTTACTTTGGTGGTGGGTTTGATGTCGCTCCCGGTCCAAATCCTATCTACTACAGTACCATAGATCGTCTAGACTTCACCACAGAAACCATAAGTACTCCAACACCTAAGTTATCTACAGCAAGAGAGAGTTTAGCAGCAGTCTCAAGTAGTTCTTATGGTTACTTTGGTGGTGGTAGTATTCCTCCTATTGGTGCTGCTGTTAGCACCATAAACCGTTTAGATTTCTCTACAGAAACCGTAACAGTCCCAACACCTAAGTTATCTCAAACAAAATACAATTTAGCAGCAGTCTCAAGTAGTTCTTATGGTTACTTTGGTGGTGGTTTTGTTCCTCCTACTACTCGTGTTTTCACCATAGACCGTCTAGACTTCACCACAGAAACCATAAGTACTCCAACACCTAAGTTATCTCAAACAAGAGATGGTTTAGCAGCAGTCTCAAGTAGTTCTTATGGTTACTTTGGTGGCGGCAATATTCCCGGTACTTATGTTTGTACCATAGACCGTTTAGATTTCTCTACAGAAACCGTAAGTACTCCAACACCTTCATTATCTCAAACAAGATCTCAATTAGCAGCAACCTCAAGTAGTTCTTATGGTTACTTTGGTGGTGGCCTTCCCGGAGCTCCATCTGTTGTTTGCACGATTGACCGTCTAGATTTCTCCACAGAAACAGTAACAGTACCAACACCTAAGTTATCTCAAGCAAGACGTGATTTAGCAGCAACATCAGGAGCAACAGGAACCCGTAGAGTTGGTTCTGCAACTTATGGTTATTGGGGTGGTGATAGTGTTTCTACTATAGACCGTTTAGATTTCTCTACAGAAACCGTATCAGTACCAACACCTAAGTTATCTCAAGCAAGATCTAGTTTAGCAGCAGCCTCAAGTAGTTCTTATGGTTATTTTGGTGGTGGTTTGATTCCCACTACTGCTGTTGTTTGCACTATAGACCGTTTAGATTTCTCCACAGAAACTGTATCAGTACCAACACCTAAGTTGTCTCAAGCAAGAAGAGATTTAGCAGCAACCTCAAGCAGTTCTTATGGTTATTTTGGTGGTGGAAATTCTCCTACTCCTGCTGTTTTTTGCACCATTGACCGTTTAGATTTCTCTACAGAAACCGTAACAACACCAACACCTAAGTTATCTCAAGCAAGAAGTGGTTTAGCAGCAGTCTCAAGTAGTTCTTATGGTTACTTTGGTGGTGGTTTTGCTTCTACTGATGTTTTTTGTACTATAGACCGTCTAGATTTTTCAACAGAAACAGTATCAACACCAGGAACCTATCAGTTATCTCAAGCAAGACAATTATTAGCAGCAACCTCAAGTAGTTCTTATGGTTACTTTGGTGGTGGGGGTTTTCCTACTACTGTTTGCACTATAGACCGTCTAGATTTTTCAACAGAAACAGTATCAACACCAACACCTAAGTTATCTCAAGCAAAAAGAGATTTAGCAGCAACCTCAAGTAGTTCTTATGGTTACTTTGGTGGTGGTACTACTCCTACTATTGTTTCCACTATAGATCGTCTAGATTTTTCATCAGAAACAGTATCAGTACCATCACAAAAACTCACTTCAGTAAGATTTAATTTAGCAGCAGTCTCAAACTCAAACTAAATAAGGTAACTATATCATTCTGAAATGAAATCTGGAGCAACTGAAAGTTCTTTTTATTATCTTTCGCAATATTATACATTTCCCGAAAATGTAGATGTAAAAAGAACCACACACGAAATCATAAAATCAGATAAGCAATATAAGGTCATTTGGGCACACGATAATTGCGACCAAGCAGGACACAGAGATCTTCCACAACACATCGACAAGATTGATAAGATTGTCTGTGTGTCTAATTGGGAGAGAGAACAATATATCAAGTACAATCGTGCTCCTGCAGAAAAACTTGTAGTGATTCCAAATGGTGTGGATGATATGTTCCGCCCATCGGGAAAACCAAAGTCAAAGACCTGTATCTTTTTCTCTGCACCACATAAGGGTATTGCACCATTAGTTCCTATCTGGAAAGAAGTCATCAAACATCATCCAGATGCAAAACTCAAAGTGTTTTCTTCGATGTCTCTTTATGGAGATATTCAACCAGGAGAAGGTGAGAATGAGACCATCACAACTGATAAGGGACTAGAGCCTTCACCATTCATTCCTATCTACAAGGAACTTCAAGCACTTCCAGGTGTAGAGTATTCTCCTTGTATTGACCGTGAAGATTTACTACCTCATATTCAAGATGCTGCTTTTTATATTCATCCAAATGTATGGGAAGAAACCTTCTGTGTCTCATTAGCAGAAGCGATGAGTTGTGGATGCTTTCCTATCACTACAGATATGGGAGCACTTCCAGAAACATCAAATAGAATGGGCAAGTATATTCCGATGAGTGGAAAGACTACTCCAAGAGGTTGGATACCTGATAATACATTCCATAAAAACTTTACAGAAGAAGTGATAAGGGCTCTACATTTCTTTGATATTGCAAGAGATGAATATGAACAAGCATCACAAGTAATTTCAAAGTTTGCGATTGAAAATTATAACTGGAAAAAAATTTCCTTAATGTGGAAAGAACTTATCAATAAAATTATTGGAGGTTCTAATTCAAATCTTGATGACTATTATTTAAATTATTCTGAACAATTAATACCTCCATATGAGCATATTAATTACTTACATCAAATGAAATATGAACAATCAATAGAACCAAAAGTGATCTATGATATTGGTTCAAACTGTTTGCACTGGTCTAAAGTTGCTCAAATGATTTGGGAGAATTCAAAAATTTACCATATTGATGGATTTGTACCTCTTGAAAATCTTTACAAAACTAAAGGAGTTGACTATGCAATTGAAGTTCTGAGTGATAATGATTATAAAGAAGTGACCTTCTTTGAAAATTTTATGAATCCTGGCGGATGTTCTTATTATGAACTTAACTATCAGGACTTTCCATATAATGTTGCTGCATTTAAGAATGAACACTATAGAGAAGTTATTCGAAAAACAAAGACCTTAGATACTCTAGTTCGTGAAAAAGGATGGCCAACTCCAGACCTAATTAAGATGGATGTGCAAGGTTGTGAACTTGATATTATTAAAGGTGCTGTGAATACGATTCGTTATTGTCCTCATATTATTCTTGAACTTCAGAATCAAGAGTATATGAAAGGTGCTCCGATGAGAGATGATGTAATCGATTATATGAAATTTATTGGATATGAATTAGTTTCTCATTTCACACAAAATTCATCAGATGCTGATGGAGATTATCATTTTGTAAGGTATTAAATTTTTACATAAATAAATTATAATGAACTGAAGTTCTTTTAATTCTACGGGGTATTATGTCTGAAATTTATAAGGATATTGCACTTGCTAAAGCAGACGATGTTTTAGATGATAAAAATGAGTTTATGTTTAAGGTTTATAATGAATGTACAAAGTGGGAAGAAAGTGAAACAGAACTTGCTCAGGGTCGTTCCAACTTTCAGATTGAAAAATTTGTAGTACACGATAACTTTACAATTCCATCAGCATTTAAAGCAGCAATTATTAACCGAAAGAGTGTTGCTGAAGGTTTACTTCAAGGTATTCAAGAAGCAAAAAGAATTGCTAGAGAGTTTCATTATAAGTGGGATGGAAAAGATAAAACTCAACCAGTTTGGTGGGAAAATGGAAGAGGTGGAAAAGAACTCTGCTGGTATGATATTGATGAGTTTAATTTTCATCGTTTGATTCGTGGACTAAATCAAGGTTTCCAATCTCAAGTTGATGAACTTGAGTTCTTTGATAAATTGATTGAAAGACTGATTGAATTGAATGGTGGAAAACTGATTACTAAAGAACAGTATGATGAAGATCAACCTGTTTATTGGGAACGCCGTCTTGCTAACCAGTCTCTTGATGACTTGTTACAAGCAAAAACTGGAGTAAATGCTGGTAATATTCGTTCTATGAGACGTGCAAGTGCTCCAACAGTTCTTCCTGATGATGTGAATAGAACGAAGGGAACTTTTGGGGATCCAAATAATCCAATGTCTTTCCTCACTTCACTTCAAGATCACGTATCAAAAGGTATTGAAGAGATTAGTGGAATGTATAATGTTCTTGAAGGAAGACAACAAGAAGAACCAAAGTTTTTAGATCCTGCTACAGGAACTGAAGGAGTTTCATTATTCAACGAACAACTCAAGCAACCAGAACAGGCATAAAAACAAATGCAAGGAGACGTATTCGGTTTAGATCGTGTTTATGATCTACAAGTTAGTAATACAACATCGGGTCTAAACCTGAATATTTCTGGTCGTCTTTATGGTTACTTTGGTGGTGGTGGTATTGGTCCAGTACCACTTGCATTTTATACGACTATTGACCGTTTAGATTTCACTACAGAAACCAGAACAACTCCAGCAACCTATCAGTTATCTCTAGCAAGAAGTAATTTAGCAGCAGTCCAAAGTACCAATTATGGTTACTTTGCTGGTGGACTTTTTTCTCCAATCACGATTAGATTTTGCACCATAGACCGTTTAGATTTCTCATCAGAAACCGTAGCAACTCCAGGAACATATCAGTTATCTGAAGCAAAACAAAGTTTGGCAGCAGTCTCAAGTAGTTCTTATGGTTATTTTGCGGGTGGTCTTACTCCTACTCCTGCCCGTGTTTGTACCATTGACCGTTTAGATTTCTCTACAGAAACTAGATCAACACCAGGAACCTATCAGTTATCTCAAGCAAAAGTTGGATTAGCAGCAGTTTCGAATAGTTCTTATGGTTATTTTGGTGGGGGACTTATTCCTACTCCCGCTATTGTTTGTACCATAGACCGTTTAGATTTCTCCACAGAGACCAGAACAACTCCAGGAACTTATCAGTTATCTCAAGCAAGAGAAGATATATCAGCAACCTCAAGTAGTTCTTATGGTTACTTTGCTGGTGGTGAAACTTCTACTCCTGCTTTTGTTACTACCATAGATCGCCTAGATTTTTCTACAGAAACCGTAAGTACTCCAACACCTAAGTTATCTCAAGCAAGAGATAATTTAGCAGCAGTCTCAAGTAGCTCTTATGGTTACTTTGGTGGTGGTTCTTCTGCTGCTAGTACTTATATTACCACCATAGATCGTCTAGATTTTTCCACAGAAACCGTAAGTACTCCAACACCTAAATTATCTCAAGCAAGAGGTGGATTAGCAGCAACTCAAATCAATCGCAATCCAATTTTTCAACTTTCTCCTAAGTTTACCAATTGGCCTGAGAGTTCTACTGCTGGTTACTTTGGTGGTGGCGGTGCTGCTCCTACTTTTGTTTCTACCATAGACCGTTTAGATTTCTCCACAGAAACCATAAGTACTCCAGCACCTAAGTTATCTCAATCAAGACAAAGTTTGGCAGCAGTCTCAAGTAGTTCTTATGGTTATTTTGTTGGTGGTCTTAATCCTCCTTCTACTTTTTATTCCACTATAGATCGTCTAGATTTCTCAACAGAAACAGTAATAGCACCAACACCTAACTTACCTGTAGCAAGAGGTGAATTATCAGCAACCTCAAGTAGTTCTTATGGTTACTTTGGTGGTGGTTCTGTTACTGTTCCTACTCGTGTTTGTACCATAGATCGTTTAGATTTTTCAACAGAAACCATAAGTACTCCAACACCTAAGTTATCTCAAGCAAGAAGTGGTTTAGCAGCAGTCTCAAGTAGTTCTTATGGTTACTTTGGTGGTGGTTTTGCTTCTACTGATGTTTTTTGTACTATAGACCGTCTAGACTTCTCCACAGAAACCGTATCAGTACCAACACCTAAGTTATCTACAGCAAGAGAGAGTTTAGCAGCAGTCTCAAGTAGTTCTTATGGTTACTTTGGTGGTGGCCAGACACCTCCTCGTGGTAATTATTGCATCATAGATCGCCTAGATTTTTCTACAGAAACCAGAAGTACTCCAACACCTAAGTTATCTCAAGCAAGATCTAGTTTAGCAGCAGCTTCAAGTAGTTCTTATGGTTACTTTGGTGGTGGTTATACTCCTACTGTTCGTGTTTGCACTATAGACCGTTTAGATTTCTCCACAGAGACCGTAAGTACTCCAGCACCTAAGTTATCTCAAATAAGAGATAACTTAGCAGCAACATCAGGAGCAACAGGAACTCGTAGAGTTGGTTCTGCAACTGCTGGATATTTTGTAGGTGGATTTGCAGCTGCTGGAACTAGTACAATAAACCGTCTAGATTTCTCTACAGAAACTATTACAACACCATCACCTAAGTTGTCTGCAGTAAAATGGAAATTATCAGCAACTTCAAGTAGTTCTTATGGTTACTTTGGTGGTGGGGGATTCTCTTCTGGATTTTATTCTACCATAGATCGTCTAGATTTCTCTACAGAAACTGTAAGTACACCAACACCTAAGTTATCTCTAGAAAAATGGAAATTATCAGCAACCTCAAGTAGTTCTTATGGTTACTTTGGTAGTGGTTATGCTCCTGGTGCTCCTGCTCCTGGTATTATTAGCACTGTAGATCGTCTAGATTTCTCTACAGAAACTGTAAGTACACCAACACCTAAATTATCTCAGGCAAGAGAAAATTTAACGGCAACCTCAAGTAGTTCTTATGGTTACTTTGGTGGCGGTAATCTTCCTCCTTCTGTTTGCACCATAGATCGCTTAGACTTCACTACTGAAACTATAACATCGCCAGGAACCTATCAGTTATCACAAGCAAAATCTGCTTTACAAGCAACCTCAAGTAGTTCTTATGGTTACTTTGCTGGTGGTGCTACTGTGTCTACCATAGACCGTCTAGATTTCTCTACAGAAACCGTAACAACACCAACACCTAAGTTATCTTCATCAAGAAGTGATTTAGCAGCAACCTCAAGTAGTTCTTATGGTTACTTTGGTGGTGGTCTTATTTCTGGTCCTGTTACTGTTTCTACTATAGATCGTATAGATTTCTCTACAGAAACCACATCAGTACCGGCACAAAAACTTGTTGCAGAAAGATGGGGACCAGTAGCAGTCTCAAACTCAAACTAAATATCCCAAAAACCTATATTATGAAAACCTTTCACTTTCTTTCAGGTCTTCCAAGATCTGGTTCGACACTTCTGACTGCACTTCTGAATCAAAATCCTCAGATACACGCATCTACAAACTCTCCTCTTTTAGATACAATACATTATACTGAGGAGTATTTGTTATATAACTCAGAGCAATATAAAGCACATCCAAAACCAGAAGCAGCACATAGAGTTTTATCATCCATACCTCATAACTATTACTTTGATACACCAGAACCGATTATTATTGATAAGTCAAGAGGTTGGGTGAATCAAATACAACACATCAAAGATTACATCACTCCAGAACCAAAGATCATTTGTCCTGTAAGAAACATTCAGGACATTATGGTTTCTTTTCTTTCTTTAATTGAACGCAGTAAAACAACATCTTTTGTTGATAAAGCTCTCGTAGAAAGAAACTTAGAACTTACAAATGATAATCGATGTGATTTTCTAATGTCTCCAAGTGGTATTATATGTCAATCTTATCACGCACTTACAGAAGCATTTCGTAAGAGTCATCAGAGATATTTGTTATTTGTAGAATATGAGGATTTAATTTCCAATCCTCAAAGAGAACTTAATCGTATTCATTCATTTCTAAGAATACCTGAGTATTCTTATGATTTTTCAAATGTAAAACCAAAGTTTGATGAGAATGATGTGGTTTATGGCCTTGAGAATATGCATACTGTCAGAAATAAAGTTGAAAAAATACACAGAGATAATTCAAAGTATCTTAGTAAGTATATTATGGATAAATATAAAGAAATGGAGTTCTGGCGACAACTAACTCCGAAGTACTCTGTATTTGGAATCTAATGTCTGGAATATTTTCACTTAGAGAAGTTAGAACAGAACAAATTGCAAATATTAATGAAAGTTTTGACGTAAACACTCCTTCGGCTCTCTATGGATATTATGTCGCAGGTGCAGAACCTGGTACTACTTGTGTAATTGACCGTTTAGATTTTACTACAGAAGTCGTAACAGCCTCAACTTCCCCAATTTTAAAAACTAACTTTGGTGTTGCAACAAATAATTTTTATGCTTATTTTGCTGGGGGAATCACTGCTGGTGGAGATATTTCTACTATTGATCGCTTAGAATTTTCTACGGAAACTGAAACGGCTGCAGTTTCTAATCTTTCTGCAGCAAAAAGAGGAACATCAGCAGTCGCAACTAATTTATATGGATATTTTGGTGGTGGTTATGCTGTCCTTCCTGTTAGCACCTTTTATTCCACAATTGATCGTTTAGATTTTTCTACAGAAACCATACAATCTCCAGTCATAGCAGCCAAGTTATCATCATCAAGAAGAAATTTAACGTCAGTATCAAATAGTTCTTATGGTTACTTTGCTGGTGGTGCTAGTGCCCCAACTACTTTTGTTTGCACTATAGACCGTCTAGATTTATCTACAGAAACCAGAGCAACACCAGGAACTTATCAGTTATCTCAAGCAAAATCAACTTTAGAATCTGTAGAAAATGATAGTTATGGTTACTTTGGTGGTGGTATTATTCCTACTCCTGCTGTTGTTTCTACCATAGATCGCCTAGATTTTACTACAGAAACTAGAACAACACCAACACCTAAGTTATCTGCATCAAAATCTTCTGCAGCAGGTACTTCAAGTAACTCTTATGGTTACTTTGCTGGTGGTGAAACTTCTACTCCTACTATTATTTCTATCATAGACCGTTTAGATTTCTCTACAGAAACCGTAACAACTCCAGGGCCCGATTTATCTGTAGCAAGAATAGGTTCCGGTGCAACACAAATTAATAAACCTAAAACCTTTAGAAGTTCACCTAAGTTCACCAACTGGCCCGAGAGTGCTACTACTGGTTACTTTGCTGGTGGTGCTACTCCTACTTTTGTTTCTACCATAGACCGTTTAGATTTCTCCACAGAAACCATAAGTACTCCAGCACCTAAGTTATCTCAAGCAAGACAAGAATTAGCAGCAGTCTCAAATAGTTCTTATGGTTATTTCGGTGGTGGTCTTGTTCCTCCTGCTACTCGTGTTTGTACCATAGATCGCTTAGATTTCTCCACAGAAACTGTATCAGTACCAACACCTAAGTTATCTCAAGGCAGAGAAGAATTAGCAGCAGTCTCAAGTAGTTCTTATGGTTATTTTGGTGGTGGCCTTATTCCTCCTGCTACTCGTGTTTGTACCATAGACCGTCTAGATTTCTCTACAGAAACTAGATCAACACCAGGAACCTATCAATTATCTCAAGCAAGAGATGGTTTAGCAGCAGTCTCAAGTAGTTCTTATGGTTACTTTGCAGGTGGAGGGCCCGACGCTAGTATTGGTGTTTGCACCATAGACCGTTTAGATTTTTCCACAGAAACAAGAACAACACCAACACCTAAGTTATCTCAAGCAAGACAAGAATTAGCAGCAGTCTCAAATAGTTCTTATGGTTATTTCGGTGGTGGTCTTGTTCCTCCTGCTACTCGTGTTTGTACCATAGATCGCTTAGATTTCTCTACAGAAACAGTAACAGTCCCAACACCCAAGTTATCTTCAGCGAGAAGTGGTTTAGCAGCAGTCTCAAGTAGTTCTTATGGTTACTTTGGTGGTGGTTATTTTACTCCTCCTGCTACTCGTGTTTCCACCATAGACCGTCTAGATTTCTCTACAGAAACCGTAACAACACCAACACCTAAGTTATCTCAAGCAAAATCTAGTTTAGCAGCAACATCAGGAGCAACAGGAACTCGTAGAGTTGGTTCTGCTACTTATGGATACTTTGGTGGTGGTGCCGTTCCTACAGATAGTTCCACAATAGACCGCTTGGATTTCTCTATAGAAACCATAACAACTCCAACACCTAAGTTATCTCAAGGAAGACAATTATTAGCAGCAACCTCAAGTAGTTCTTATGGTTACTTTGGTGGTGGTTTGACTAGTACTCCCCTTTTTGTTTGTACCATAGATCGTCTAGATTTCTCTACAGAAACAGTATCAGTACCAACACCTAAGTTATCTCAAGCAAGAAATTTCCTAACAGCAACCTCAAGTAGTTCTTATGGTTACTTTGGTGGTGGTAGTACTCCTACTCGTGTTTCTATTATAAATCGCTTAGATTTCTCAACAGAAACCGTAAGTACTCCAACACCTAAATTATCTCAAGCAAGAGGTGGATTAGCAGCAGCCTCAAGTAGTTCTTATGGTTACTTTGGTGGTGGTGGTACTCCTACTCTTGTTTGTACTATAGACCGTTTAGATTTCTCTACAGAAACCGTAGCAACACCAACACCTACATTATCTCAAGCAAGACAAAATTTAGCAGCAGTCCAAAGTACCAATTATGGTTACTTTGGTGGTGGTGGTACTCCTACTGTTGTTTCCACCATAGACCGTTTAGATTTCTCAACAGAAACCATAACAACTCCAACACCTACATTATCTCAAGCAAGACAAAATTTAGCAGCAACCTCAAGTAGTTCTTATGGTTACTTTGGTGGTGGTGGTCCTACTCTTGTTTGTACTATAGACCGTCTAGATTTTTCAACAGAAACCATAACAACTCCAACACCTAAGTTATCTCAAGCAAGAAGTGGTTTAGCAGCAGTCTCAAACGCAAACTAAATAAATCATCTACATCATTACTGATATGAATGATTTATTATCCAATATTTTAATTCAACCAAAAGTAGTCACGAAAGAAAACTGTAAATATCTGATTGATTATGCAAATAGTGCAGAAATGGAACAGATGGGTGTGTTTGACCCCGATAAAACTAATCTTACAAAGCAACAAGAACATAAGGTAGATAAAACATCCAGAGATGTAAAGTGTGCTGATGTAACACCGATACTTCCTCAAATTCACGACCTGATGACAAACATTATTGACCACGTTATCAATCCTTTTTATAATTTTAAAATTCGTGATAGTGAAATGCCTCAACTTCTTTACTATGAAAAAGGAGGGCACTATAAACCTCACTATGATGCAGAAGCACTTTGGACGAATCCCGATGGAACTCAAATGTGGAAGAAGAGTGTAGATCGTGATCTTTCTACGGTTCTTTTTCTCAATAATGATTTTGATGGTGGATATTTTACATTTCCAGATTTAAGAGTCACCATTAAACCAGAACCAGGCCTTCTTGTTTGTTTTCCTTCCTCAAGATACTTTAAGCACTGTGTTGAACCTGTACTTTCTGGTAAAAGATACACTCTTGTAACTTGGATGAGAGTTCAAGGATTCAAAACAAAAGAAGAACAAGATAGAGAAATAGAACAGAAGTATGGAATTAAGGTTCCATAAATAACAAGAAAGTATCTTGAAATAAGAAATGACCCAACTTATAAAACATTATTTGTTAGATAGGGATAATCCAAGTGTTTTTGCAACAACGCCAGAACAATGGGCCCAACCAATGTTCGGTGTAATTAATTTTACTGCCGAAGGTCTTGAGAAAGTTTATACACTTTTTGATGAAAATGGAATTGAATTTTTCTTTTCAACTTGTCCAGACGAAACAGTAATTGAAGAAAAAGAAGGTCTTGCTGTTCTTACTCAAGCAGAATGGGATGCAGAAATTGCAGCATATGATGCAAGACAATCAACAAAGCGTCTTAATCTTGTTCGCAAATACAGAGATCAACTTTTAAATCAAACTGATTGGATTGTAATTAAAGCAAAAGAAACTGATACTAATCTTTCAACAGAATTTAAAGATTGGAGACAGTCTCTTCGCGATCTTCCTAGTGCAGCAACTTTTCCAACCGAACTTCCCGCACCTCCAGCAGGTGTATCAGTAGATCAATCAATTTACACTTCATATATTGAAGATTTGAGAAAAGTTCCGATGATTAACGATCCATTATCTGTGTAATAACTGATAACACTTATCACTACGATCAAATGCATAGTCTGCATATTGACCGTTTTTTCTTACAAAGTGTAGAAACAGTTGCATAAAGCGATCATTCTTGTGAGTTCTTAAAGGACTTCTCCAGTGCTCTACTTCTGTTCCCAAATATGCAACTCCGTGTCCTACTGGAGTGACTACTGCTTGATTTTTTCCAGTCTTATCTTTTAATTTGATAGGCCAAGGAGCATCACCGCAAATATTCATCGTGACAGAGACCTCACAAGATGGACGGTCAGTATGGCAGTTCATCCATCCACCTTTATGATAAGTTGTAGAAAACCAATAAGTTGGTAAAAGTTCTTCTCCAAGAAGATTTTCAAGAACTGGTTGAATTCTTTTCATCACGAAAGTACAAGAGGGTGGTGCATAGCAAGTCAATACTCTACCTCTCTCCGGATCCCAGTGTCCATTAAGAGAACCCAAATCATTTACAGCACCACAAAGGTTTTGATACTTAATATTAATTGCTTCTTCTGGTGTAATAATATCGGGGAGATAATACCATCCTCTTTTTACAAACTTACTCATAAGTTATAAAATAAATCTATTCTATAATATCTATATCAATAATGCAACTTGAGATACGGATAAATAACTAAAAGTAGTATGTTGCGGAAATGGCAGTTCCAGCAGTTAATATTGTTATTGAACAAGGTACTGACTATCAAGAAGTTTTTACCGTAAATAATCCAGATGGAAGTCCTTTAGATTTAACAGGACATACTGGAGTGGCGAAAATCCGTAAGTTTCCAGAGTCCACTAGTTTTACATCTTTTAATGTTGGAATTGTATCTACTGCAGGACAAGTAGTAGTATCTCTTGCAAATACAATTACCGATGATTTGAAGGCAGGTAGATATTATTATGATGTAATTATTATTTCTTCTCAAGAAAAGAAAACTAAAGTTGTTGATGGTATGGTGCTTGTAAATGCTAGTGAGTCAATCTAATGCCTACAGTTTCTCTTGGAAGCACCAGCTATAATGTTACTGTAGGGTATAATCCCTCTATTAAACTTACAAGAGAGGCTGGAAGTACTCAAGGTCTTCAAGGAACTCAAGGACCTTTAAGTAATTTTCAAGGAACACAAGGGCCTCAAGGAACTCAAGGTCGTCAAGGATTACAAGGTTTAAGTAATCAAGGAGTTCAAGGAACTCAAGGATTATTTGGTATTCAAGGAACTCAAGGTCTTCAAGGAATACAAGGCACTCAGGGTCGCCAAGGTACTCAAGGTCTTCAAGGAACACAGGGACTTCAGGGATTACAAGGTCTTCAAGGTCTTCAAGGAACAGGAAACCAAGGAACTCAAGGAACACAAGGTCTTCAAGGTAGACAAGGTACTCAAGGAAGACAAGGTACTCAAGGGAATCAAGGAACTCAAGGTCTTCAAGGTCTTCAAGGACTGCAGGGCGATCAAGGTATTCAAGGCCTGCAGGGTCACCAAGGCCTTCAGGGAAATCAAGGACTTCAAGGTCGTCAAGGTCTTCAGGGAAATCAAGGACTTCAAGGACTTCAAGGACTTCAAGGAAATCAAGGTCTTCAGGGACACCAAGGACTTCAGGGTCATCAAGGAACCCAAGGTCTTCAAGGTCGTCAGGGTCTTCAGGGACTTCAGGGACATCAAGGTCTTCAGGGACATCAAGGACTTCAAGGAAATCAAGGACTTCAGGGACATCAAGGTCTTCAGGGACATCAAGGACTTCAAGGTGATTTTGGACGCCAAGGACTTCAAGGTCTTCAAGGTCTAAGTAATCAAGGATCTCAAGGACTTCAAGGATCCCAAGGACTTCAGGGACAGCAGGGACTTCAAGGACAAAGAGGACTTCAAGGTAATCAAGGATCCCAAGGACTACAAGGAAATCAAGGTCTTCAAGGTTTAAGTAATCAAGGATCCCAAGGACTTCAAGGTGATAGAGGATCTCAAGGAAGACAAGGCCTCCAGGGATTGCAAGGATTATCAAATCAAGGTATTCAGGGACATCAAGGACTTCAAGGTCTTCAAGGTGTTCAAGGACGCAGTAATCAAGGAGCTCAAGGTCTAAGTAATCAAGGATCTCAAGGATTGCAAGGTACTGGAGGTTTCCAGGGACTTCAGGGACAGCAGGGACTTCAAGGACAAAGAGGTCTTCAGGGAAATCAAGGTCTTCAGGGAAATCAAGGTCTTCAGGGGTTACAGGGTTTAAGTAATCAAGGATCCCAAGGACTTCAAGGTGATAGAGGATCTCAAGGAAGACAAGGCCTCCAGGGATTGCAAGGATTATCAAATCAAGGTATTCAGGGACATCAAGGACTTCAAGGTCTTCAAGGTGTTCAAGGACGCAGTAATCAAGGAGCTCAAGGTTTAAGTAATCAAGGATCCCAAGGACTTCAGGGATCCCAAGGACTTCAAGGACTTCAAGGACAAAGAGGACTCCAAGGACTTCAAGGATTGCAAGGTCTAAGCAATCAAGGAGTTCAAGGTACTCAAGGAAGACAAGGCACTCAAGGAATATCCGGTAAAGATGGAAACTTTGGTGGTGCTACTTTTGATTATACTTTTAGTACAGATACCACTAATTCTGATCCTGGTATTGGTTACTTAAAGTTCAACAATTTAAATCTTTCTATTGCGCTTGAACTTTATATTGACGACCAAAACGATGGTTCTACTGATATTCAATCTTTCCTAAGAACAATTGATGATAGTACATCAACAATCAAAGGACATTTTAGAATATCTAATAAATTTGATAGTTCTGACTTTGCACTCTTCACAATATCTTCAATCACAGAACTGAGTGGTTATTTCCAAGTCTTCTGTGCTTATGTTTCTGGAAGCACATCATCATTCAGTAATGATGAAGATGTAATTATCACATTTGCAAGAACTGGTGATAAGGGAGATACTGGTTCACAAGGTTCTCAGGGAGTTCAGGGTCTACAAGGTCTTCAGGGTCTTTCTAACCAGGGTGTTCAAGGTCTTCAGGGTAAAACAGGAACATCTCTGAATATTATTGGTTCTCTTGCTCTTACTCTAGGAAACGAGCAATCTGATCTGAATACAGCATTCCCATCGGCAGGATCTGGTGATGGTGTTATTGATACGAATACAGGAAACTTATGGATTTATGATAGTGTTTCTTGGACAAATGTAGGAAATATTCGTGGACCTCAAGGATTACAGGGTCTTCAAGGAACCCAAGGTCTTCAAGGAATTCAGGGTCTTCAAGGACCACAAGGTGTTCAGGGTGTTCAGGGTGTTCAAGGTATAATTGGTGATAGTTACTGGATTAAAACTGATGTAGGAATTCATACTCTATCAAATGTTGGTATTGGTACAACGAATCCAACAGAACAACTTACAATATTAGGAAGTGTTGGAGTTGGTGGAAGTTTAATTTTTAATGATACAGCAGGAATTTCTACAGTTATTGTTGCAATTGGTACAGAAAGATTCTTACAAAATATTATTATTGATTGTGGGGAGTATTAATTTTAAGAAGCATAAATATCTAAAACTCTTATATAAGAGTCTCTCTGTGGTATATACCAAAATGAGGAGTTGAATGGCAGCCCCTATTATCCGCATTAAGCGGTCAGCAGTTCCTGGAAAGAAACCAACGGTAAATGATTTACCTCTGGGGGAACTTGGCCTTAATACTTACGATGCAGAGTTATATGCCCGTAGAGAACGCACAGGAATCGGCACCGATATTGTAAGACTTGGTGCTGGAGCAACTGTTACCAATATCTTATATGTTACTCAAGATGGAACAGATACAAACTCAGGAAAAAAACTTGGAGACGCAAAACGAACAATCGGAGCAGCACTTACAGCAGCAACAACAGGAACAGTTATTAAAGTTAGTGCTGGATCTTATTTAGAAAATAATCCTTTAATTTTACCCACCCAAGTTTCAGTTGTTGGAGATAGTCTTAGAGAAGTATCAGTATCTCCACAAAACGCAAATGAAGATTTATTTTATGTACTTGAAGGTAACTATGTTGCAGAAATGTCTTTTACTGGAACATTAAATGCAGGAAAAGCAATCTTTGCATTTAATCCAAATCAAGTAGGATATTCAAGTCAATCACCATATATTCAAAATTGTACTAACTTTATTCCAAATAGTATAGGACTTAAAATTGATGGGTCAAAATGTATTGGACCACTCAAATCTATGGTTCTGGATAGTTACACTCAATATAATCAAGGTGGTATTGGATGCTCTATTACAAATGAAGGATACGCACAATTAGTTTCTCTCTTTACTATTTGTGATGAAATTGCAGTCTATTGTGGTTCTGGATCTGCTTGCGATTTAACTAACTCCAATTCTTCTTTTGGAAATTATGGGCTAGTAGCAGATAGTGTTGGACCTTTAAAGTATACGGGTATTGTAACAGCATCTGCAGCAGAAAATGCAGATACTTTTGTTCTTGACTTAAATGTACCGACTCTGAATGTTACAAATGCACTTTATGATAATACGACTGGACTTACAACAATTACTGTAGGTTCAAATCACAACTTTAATGTTGGAATGGGAATTTCAATTGTTGGACTTGCATTTACTTGCTCTTCTGGTCCAGGAATTGTAACTTATCCATCAGGAAATAAAGGTTATATTTTTGAAGTTGCTGGTGTTCCATCACCAACTTCTTTTGAAGTTTATGTTGGAGTTTCTACTCTCTCTCATACATATCAATCTGGTGGAACTGCAAAAATAAATGTAGTCAGACCTTTTGATGGACAAGTCATTTATTTTGATACACTTTATTCTAGTGTAGAAAGTATTACAGTAGGTTCTGGTGGAACTGGATATACTGGAAATGCAGATCTAACAATTAGTTCTCCTGCAACTGCTTGGGGTATTCCTGCGACTGCTGTTGCTGAAGTAAAAGATGGGTCTGTAATTTCTGTAGAAATGGTTTCAAATGGAAGGGGATATACTTCAACTCCTACAGTAACTTTTAGTTCTCCTGATGTTGGAATAAATACTGCAACAGGTACTGCAAATCTAATTCCAACTTATTATGTAATTCAAAATTCAACACCTGTTTCTGCTGGAATTTGTACGATTACAATTACTGATAATGTTCCTTATGCTGTTGGAGTTGGTACTACTGTTCCTTTCTTCAAACAAAGTAGAGTTCTTGCATCAGGACATTCTCTTGAATATATTGGATCTGGAACAAATATTGCAACTGCATTACCTGCAAATGGTGGAGTTCCTA